TTCACAAGAAACAAAAAATATAACTACCAGTAACTTTAATAAATTATTCATAGTACAAAGATAATTAAAATAAGTGAATAAACAAAATTAATTTGTATTTATATTATATGAGTACTAATATTATTATAACGGAAAAACAACTTAAAAAAATATCTACTTTATTAAATGAAGATGGGCCTAATAACGCTATAAGGGCTTATTCTTTTGATTGGGACGATAATATTATGAGAATGCCCACTAAAATTAAAATGTTAAAGAAAGGTGATTCTGGTTGGGAAAAAATTGAGGTTAGTACTGAGGAGTTCGCTAATTTAAGGAATGATGAAAATTATAAATTAGATGATGGGGCATTTGATAATTTTATAGATGAGGATGCTTTTTTGGGTGACTTAAAAAAAGCCTTAGAGACTAAGTCTTTCGCTCCCTCATTTGAAAAATTTAAAGAAGCTCTTATTTACGCAAATCCAATATCGATTATAACAGCTAGAGGGCACGACCCTCAAACCATAAGAAAAGGTATGGACATTGTCATATCTGAAACGTTTAGTGAAGAAGAACTAGGAAGAATGATAGACAATATACAACAGATATACCCTGAATTAGATGGTGAAGATTTAGATGTTGTGATAAAAACTTATTTAGATTCACATGATTATCACCCAGTAACATCAGAAAGATTTACCGATAAATTTGGTTTAGAGAGTGGGTCTGCGGTTAATCCCGAAGAAAATAAAAAAATAGCTTTACGAGATTATGTAACAAAAATAGTTACAAAAGTGGGAGAAATGGTAAATACTGATTATAATAAACTATCTGTGGGATTTAGTGACGATGATTTGGGTAATATAAATGCGATAGTAGATTTTATACAGGAGGTATTACAAGTAGAATTTCCAGAGGTAGACTTTATTGTTTACGATACTTCAGAAGGTGGTATGAATAAAATAGTATTAAAACAAGTGTAATGTAACATTTTTTTCATTACCGTTATATTTATAGATATATAAAAAAATAAATAAATTAAAAAAATAAAAACATGGCCGATTTATTAATGAAAATGCCTATACCTTATGAACCTAAAAGAAAAAATAGGTTTATATTAAGATTTGATTCTTCTTTAGGCATAAATGAATGGTATGTGGAGAGTACGTCGAGACCACAAATAACCATAAATTCAGTAGAGGTACCATTTTTAAACACATCTACTTACGTAGCAGGTAGATTTACGTGGAACACGATAAATGTAACCTTCAGAGACCCAATAGGTCCATCAGCAGCACAAGCTCTAATGGAGTGGGTAAGATTACATTCTGAATCGGTAACTGGTAGAATGGGGTACGCAGCTGGTTATAAAAAGAATATAGACTTAGAAATGTTAGACCCGACAGGTGTTGTGGTAGAAAAGTGGATAATGCAGGGTACGTTCTTAACAGACGTTAATTTCGATAGTTTAGGTTATAGTGATGATGGGTTAGCTACAATTTCAGCAACACTAAGACCGGATAGATGTATATTAGTTTACTAAACTAAAACAAATATATTTTAAAAAGCCCTAACCAAGGGCTTTTTTATTGCAAATTACTTGACTTTATCAATACATTATACCAAGCTTATAGCGCAACCTATTTAAAATAATAAAAACTAAAAATATATTTACAAATATAATATATATATTAAATTATAAGCTATGCAAGAACAAATACCAAATCCGGAAGAAACGATTTTACCTTATGACGTGGTAACTTTACCATCACAGGGGTTATTCTATACCAATAAAAAGAAAACACTTAAAGTTACCTACTTAAACGCATCAGATGAAAATTTACTAGCTTCCCCCGCAGTACAACAAGCGGGAACTCTAGTAGAGTCCTTACTAACTAAAAAAATATTAGACAAAGATATTGTAGTTAGTGATATGCCGGATTGTGATAAAGAAGCGGTCCTTATATTTTTAAGAAACACAGCTTTTGGTTCAGACTATACTGTGACCTTGACCGACCCTAAAACTAAAAAAGAGTTTGAAACAACACTTGATTTGTCCGTTTTAAAACTAAAAGAGAGTAATGTGGTGGTTGATGAAAAAAACGAGTTTGAGTATTTGTTAGAACAATCAAAGAAAAAAATAAAATTAAAATTTTTATCACCAGCGGACGAACTATATCTACAAGAAATAGATAAAAGATATAAGAACGACCCAATCAATCCTTACATGACTAAACAATTAGAGAGAATGGTTACAGAAATAGACGGAGTAAGGGACCCTATGACTATATCTCAAATGATACAAACTATGCCTATAAAAGATTCTCAAAGTATTAGAAAAGTTATTAGAGAGAATACACCAGGACTAGACCTTAACATACCAACAACAACACCATCAGGAGAAGAAATGAAAGTAAGAATTTCATTGGGTGTTGAGTTTTTTCGTCCTTTCTACGGGCTATAGGAATGCCCTATTGCAAGAGTTTTATTATTTGATGAGACACCTCCATATACCATGGAGAGACCTCCTATACATGCCTACATTTGAAAGAAGATTCTACATAAATACACTAGTAGAAGAATTCAATAAAAAGAAAGAGTCTTACGAACAAGCAAAAAACAAATCGAAATCATCATATTAACTATTTATAGTTAAATAAAAACTATGTTGAACTTTCTTAAACAATTATTTATTGAGGGGATTTTATCTGGAGCTAAACCTTATTTAGCTTTTCACCCCGAATTAGGTGTGCCTATAGGGGTTTTTAACTATAAAGACGAACCTAATCGACAATCCCGTATAAAATCCATTAAAAAAATGGGTAAGAAAGGTAACCCAACATCACTAAAGTTAGCTAAATTGTTGGGTATAGATAATCCCATACCATCATTTGTAGACCAAGCAACACAGGATGCAATTGATAAAGCGGTTAAAGAAGCTTATGAAAAGGGTGTAAAAGATGGGGGTAAAAGTTCTTATAAGGGTGGTAATTATGGGTCTGGTACTTTAGGTTTATTTGAAGAAGCACAAAAAGAAAGGGTCTCTAGAGAAGGTTTGTCTGTTGGGGAAGTTAATAAGTTAGGTGAACTTTTAAAGGGTGGTGCACTAAGCACTGCTGACATAAAAGAAAATATGGGGTTCATATTAGATATGTTAGCTTTAGAAGATACCCTTAGAATAGGTATTTCTCAGTCTTTAGGGATGACTAATGAACAGTTATTCGATACCATAGACGAATTAAATGAGGCTGGAAAATCATCATATCAGTGGGGACTCACAGTAGACCAGTTATTCGAAACATTTAAAGCCATATCCCTAGAGATTGGTAGGAATTTACGTATACCACCTGAAGTCACAACAAGGGTTGCTCTTTTAACTAAAACTTTAGAAGGTTTTGATGGAGCTGCATTCGCAGACGCATTTGATAGAATTGGCTTTAGTTTGGAAAGTGCTATAGGTGGTGTTGACGATACTAATAACGCTATGTCTGACGTACTCAAAACAGGTAGGGCTATGGGTGTAGTGATGGAAACATTCTTAAAAAATGTTTCAGGTGAGATTAAACTTATAAACACATACCAATTCGAAAACGGAGTACAAGGACTATCAAGAATGGTAGCTAGAGCTCAAAGATTAGGTGTTGAAATGGGGGATGTTACAGGTCTGGCGGAAAATTTACTAGACCCAGAAGGGGCTATAGAATTTGCGGCACAAATGCAAGTGATTGGTGGAGCGGCCAGTGACCTTACCGACCCATTTAAATTAATGTATATGGCTAGTAATGACCTAGAAGGTCTACAAACAGCCATTATTGATACTGCGGCCGCAGCTGCAACATTTGATGAAACAAAAAATAAATTTGTAATAGCACCCGCAACCCAAAGACAGTTAAGAGACCAAGCAAAAGCGATGGGTATGAATTACCAAGACCTAGCCGACGCCGCTACTAAAGCCGCAAGAGAATCAGCAGTTTTATCACAAATGGAGTTTACAGAAGGTATTAGTCCTGAAGATAAAGAACTAATAGCTTCAATGGCTCAAATAGGGAAAGGTGGGGCAGCGGAGGTTAAAATACCAGGTGTTGATGAATTAGTCAATGTCGCAGATGTTACTGATGAACAACTAGAGTTGTTAAGAAAAGAAGGTATGAGTGATACTGACATCTATAAACAACAATTGACAGTGGCAGAAAAAGCAAATCAGTATTTAGCTTTAATTGATACAGGGGTAAGGATGATGGTTGACTCAATGGGTGGTGACATGAGAGATGCTTTGGAAGAAGCCTTCTCACAAACCGCAGCAGGAAAAATGAATCTATTAACGGAAGAACAAATGGAGACCATGATGGGTGGTGATACAGAAGAGATAGCGAAGTTAATCGGTAATCTAGGTGGTACATTAAGTAAAGAGGCCCTAGGTTTAGTAAAGGATGCTTCTGTTGGTTTAGGAGCTACCACATCAAAGGACTGGGAAAACGTTTTGCCACCCGCAAATGATTTTATATTAAGACCTGGGATGAGTGAACCTCTAAGATTTAACAAGGGGGATTTAATAATAGGTGGTACAGAGTTAGACGCTATACTACAAGGTGGTATGGGTGGTAATACTGAATTACTAAATGAGGTTAGTAATATGACAACAAATATGACACAAACAGTGAATTCTGGTGTAAAAGAACACAAAATAACAGGTGAACTAACAATAAGAGATTCCCAAGGTGGGAGAGGTACAGTTTCCGCTGAAGATGTAGTAAGAGCATTCAATAGGAATAGTGCGGCCAGCAAAGATTTTTACATGATGTTACAATCATAAAAATATTTTTATAATCTATTTATAATAAAAACCAATAATAAATGCCTCAAAAGACAAATAGTAACATACAAAACCCATACGGACAAGGTGACTATAATATTAGTATTAAAAGTACTGAGATTTTGAGGAAACATTTGTTAGGGAAAAATTTAAGAAGTTCTTATTTAGCGGATGGAAACCCATTACCGCCACCCTACGGTGTTCAAATGCCTGGTGAATTCAGTTATGAAACACAATCTGACTATCATATAATAGACCAAAAAACCGTAAGTGAAATAGGTGAAGGCCCCCAAACAAATCTTTTTTTAGATAATAGTTATGGTCCACAAGGTGGATATAAAGACGTTTTGTTGGTAGACGTTAAAAAAGTTTTACCCAGAAAACAAACAGATTATATATCACCAAGTACACTACAACCTCAAGCATTTGTGTCATCTCAATATACACCAGCTGAAATATTAGAAACAGTTAATATTACGGATAACATGATAAACACTATGAATTCTAATATATTAGATGATAGTGAATTAATGAGAACATCTAGTGGGTATTTGAGGAGAAATTTAGCACATCTACAGGCACAATACCTAACTCAAAAAAGTGATGGTCCACAAGGTGGGTGGGAATATGATATTAGTAGTAGTCCAGGAAAAAAAGAATTAGAAGGTACAGACTTTATGTCCAGAATCACTAATTTATATTTTGGTTACTCTACCATTCCAGGTGATTACTTCGACTCGACGTTCGTACCAAACATAAACGAGTTAGCGGAGAACGGAATATTAAAAGGTAGTGAAACTGACCCGTTCGACAGTTTCCAAGCTACCGCAAGTGCTCTAGTAAGTTCTCTAACAGGTGGTGACGCGATACCGAAAAGTCCAATGGCTTACCCAAACCCAAGTGACGCTTTTATCGAATATATGGGTAAGGAACAACAGTCAGCATTATTCAACAACCTTCAGTATAACATATTTCGTCCAGATTATACTAGAGTTCGTTTAGCAAATGAGGTAGAAGCTGTTAGGGCTTATTACTATGTTGGGTCAAAAAATTCCGAACCCAGTAGAATACAAAGTCCAATGGGAGCGGTACCACAGGATGAATTTGGTAGAAATGTAGCAGCTTTAGTTTATGGACCATCTACCGTAGCAAAAGAATTGGAAACAGTAGATGGTAGTCCTTTATGGCAGTTTTATAAATTTGGTTTAGCAGGAGAAGCATATACGGATGGTGGTACGTTAGATGGTGGTTGGACATGGTTCGGTTCCACATCTGTAGCATCATTAAATGCACCACCAGGACTGTTATTAAGTAGGTCACACCGAAAACCGAAAAGAAAAGGGGGAATACTAGCTCAAACACAAAAATTAATAGACTCTGCACCATTAATGGGTGGAGCTAGACGAAAACACGCGGGACACGCCATAGACCAGACATCAAAAGTATTTAATGACGGGTATAAAGAAATACCAAAAGGTTCCGGGGTAAGACGTGTTGGTGAAGGATTTCTAGGTGGGACAACCGTGGATGGTTACTGTAGGAGTTGGACGAAAGACAACCCCTACTATAAGTTTAAGAATATGGTGAGACATAAGGGTAATCACCTAGGAAAAACGAATTCAGTTTTAACTAACACATTTAATCTTAATATTGCACCAGTAATGGGGGAAAATGTAGATACTAATGTAAAACAAAAAAATGTAAAAAAATATATGTTTTCTTTAGAAAACTTAGCGTGGAGAGGAACGTCAGAATTACAAAAACTACCCTTATCTGAAAGAGGACCTAATGGTGGGAGGATTATGTGGTTTCCACCATATGATTTAACTTTTGGTGATACTAATTCAGCTCAGTGGAATTCTGTTAATTTTTTAGGTAGACCTGAACCAGTGTATACGTACAATTACACAGAAAGGATTGGTACTCTAGGTTGGAAAATGGTTGTAGACCATTCTTCCATATTAAATGAAATCGCACAAAACACGTTAAAAAATGTTACAGATTGGAAAGCGGATGAAACTTTACACGCATTTTTTGCGGGCTGTAAGGAATATGACATTTACGAATTAGCTTCTAAATTTCCTAATGTTTCACTAGATGACTTAATTACAGCACAAAATGAAGTAACAGAACAATTTAACGCAAATCCAGAAGGTACATTATCTGAAGAAACCACACCAACACCACCCATGACCGGTGTACCCCCAGAAGGTGGTACGGCTTCGTTTGGTGGTGAAGGAAGTACAGGAACTTTTAATTTAAACGATATAGATGTTACTTCTAGTGGGGGGACAGCAACAAATGACCTACCAGGTAATAATAACTCGGATTTTGGGTTTTTTGACGAAAATCCTCAAACTACAATAACATCGGACCAACAAGCCATACAAAACTCTCAAAGTAGTGAAGAACCTAGTAGAAATTTGGATACCACTAAAATTCTAGCAAGATTACTGGGTGAAGAAAATTATTTCCAAACCCTACAAGAAGAAGACGAGTTTATATATAACTCATTAAAAAGAGAACTACAACATTTCCACCCCAGTTTCCACTCGACTACACCAGAAGGACTTAATAGTAGATTAACTTTTTTACTACAATGTACAAGACCAGGAAATACAATACCTACAGTTACCAGTGATGGTAAAAAAATTGTAGATGCTGATAATACCGCTTTTGGAGCACCACCTATATGTGTTTTAAGAATTGGTGATTTTTATCATACTAAAATAGCTATCGATTCTGTTAGTTTTAGTTATGACCCACTGGTTTTGGATATGAATCCAGAAGGGATAGGATTACAACCAATGATAGCAAATGTGCAAATGAACTTTAAATTTATTGGAGGTCAAGGACTTAAAGAACCAGTATCTAGATTACAAAACGCATTATCATTTAACTTTTTTGGTAATACGGAAATGTATGATAATAAAGCATTCCAAACAGAAGGTACACCACTATTACCTAATGAACAAGATATTATAACCAGTTTAGAGGCACAACAAGCAAATCAGTCATCTAATAATGAAGGTGGTACTTCAGAAGATGGTGAAGAGGGTGGCCAAGTGAGTGGTGAACAAGAAGGTGGTAGTTTTTGGAACTTTTGGAATAACTCAACACCTTAAAAAATAAAATATGCCAGCAGAATTAAATTATAAAAATTTATTAAATCTATTTGTAGATAGAACTAAAAGTTATTCACTAGACACCAAAACTAGGATAGAAGACCTATACTACCAAAATAGTATGGGGTTAGTGGAAGAATTTATGGTTAGTAGAAATTTTTCTTTTGGTACATTAGGTAGTGGTAATAGACATTTAGTGGGGATACCAAAAGATATAATAGACAGATTAAATACCTATTACATTACTTTAAAAAGTAATATAAGTGCTGAAACCACCACCATACAAAGTAAATTAAATGAATGTAACCCAATAAAAGAAGAAAGAGAATACATTAAGAATTTATTAGATAGTACACTAGAAGACCAATTAGGTAAAACAATGTCTAGTGTGATGAATATTGTGAATAGTTGTAGAGAACAACAAAAATCTTTAACCGATACCATAGATAAATTAAATCTTATAACAGTTGATAGTTATGACGGTCAATATATAAATCCAGGTGGTGGTAGGGTAGTTGCTTTACAACTGACAGCGGTTACAGCCCTAAATAATCTTACTACAAGTTATAATACTAGTGGTGGTTACCTGGATGCATTCGTAACTAACTACATTAATAATAATTTTAGTAAAGGTTATGTGGGTGGTAATGAATACATATTTTTTAGTAATAGAATGTGTACAAATAAGAGTAAAACCTTTACTTTTACTCAAAACTACACCAGAGAATTAGAAATATTAACCACAAATAGAAAAAGTGATTTATACGATAATTTATTTAAAAGAGATAGTGAAGGTATAAAAGGTTTGAAATATAGTACAATATTAATGTTTCAACCTAGAATTGACACTATGTTAAAAGGATGGTTAAATTATGATTGTAACTTATTTGGTGGTAGAATAGAAAGGGGTTTAAATAGGGGATATAGTATTCTAGAGGATAATCTAAATAATTATTATACTGATTATAAAATAGGTTATGTGATAAACAGTGGAAATACAGCACAGACTTTAGTTAGAAATAGTTTGATTAGTAGAAATTCAGGAGTTCAGGATGGTAAATTTAACTATAAGTTAATGCAACAACTATACATTAGTTAACTAATATGACATATTATAATAGATATAACGAATTTGTGGTAAATGGTGACTATATAATGGTTCCCGGAATTAAACTAACCCCTAAACTTAGTGATAGAAAAATAGTTTATAAGGTGGGTAAAACCAGACTGGACAAATTATCCCAACAATTTTATGATTCACCATATTATAGTTGGTTAATTATGTTAGCAAATCCAGCTTATGGTGGTCAAGAATGGAATATTCCGGATGGGACACTAATAGTGGTACCATTTCCATTAATGCAATCATTAGAGGAATATAAAAGTAAATTAGATACACACTTCCTCTATTATGGCAAATAAACTAAATTCAGGAGATATTCTATCTTACCAAGTGGGTAATAATGTTATGGTTGTAGACCCTAATTTTATTGTTGACCCTGCTACTGGTAAAGCAAAAGAACGTTTAGTAGAACCAGAAGATTTAGTTATGTATGCTAATCTTACGGCAAAAATTTCACCACGTAGTAAAGTAATAGTTGGGGAAGGAAATGAAAGTGAGGTTAATGTAGAAATATTTAAAGGTACATTAAATTTTCTTAAACCAGAAGGGAAATCTTCTATGGATTCAGATTGGACTGAGGCATTCACAGACCCAGAAGTCAACCAACAAGTAGTATCTGAAGATAAAAATACTGGTAATATAAGTAGAAGGATTGAAAACCAAACGGACTTCCAAGGGTTTGGTATCACCTCGATAGATGTTAAAATTAACGCTTCATACAGACCAACAGTAACCATAAACTTTACTGATGTTAGAGGCCAGACACTATTCCAACAAGCCAAAACTAACACCCCGTACACAGCATTTTTTCACTTACCATACCCATTATTTTTTCTAACACTAAAAGGATATTACGGTAAAGCAGTAAAGTTTCAATTAATGTTGGAAAGTTTTGTGTCAAGATTTGACCCTAGTACGGGTGATTACCTAATTACCTGTCAGTTTATAGGTAATCACGTAGCCTTACTCAGGGACATAAATATGCATCAGGCAATGACTTCTCCATATATGTATCCTAATCGAGTTGATGCTACCACTGGAGAAGTAACATCAACTAAAGGTAGGCAAACTACAGAAGAAGTTTTTGATATCTATCGTAAAAAAAAGTTAATAGCTCAAGATTTCCCCACATATACTATATTAGAATTAGTAAATGTAATAAAAGAGATAGATGATGACATGTCTCTGGTTTTTGGTGAAGCAAATATGGCTTCCACCACCGACAAGTTAGAATATAAAGAAACACTAAAAGGGTTTAAGAACGCAATCTTTGGGACAAATGGATGGCAAGATACCTACTTAGACGAAGGAGAAAAGAAAAATATAAGAATACAGATAGACGACCCAAACTCTACTTCAGGTAAAACCGTGGATACTCTAGTATATCCGTTGAAAGGTGTAACAACAGCTAATAAAGCAGTAAAGGATGGGACCAACCCCAATGCCGCAAAAGAATTAGCAGAAAAGGCAAGAACAGCACTAGATATTATAGTTAACAAATATGTAAAGTTATTAAATAAAAACTCAACCTTTAACCCAAAGGCTCAATTACCGGAAGATAATCCAGGTAAATATGCGGTTAAAACTTTGTTTTTAAAATCAGGATATAATCTTTACAGTGCACTCCAAATAGCGGGTACCGTAAAAACAAAAACCCTAACTGTTAAACTAAAAGAAGAATTTGCACCTTGGTTTTGTTTTGAGGGGTCTTATGAATCAGGTAGATTTTCTCCTGTGTGGAGAGAAACCGATAGACGGTTTGAGTTGAACGCGGAAACTATGGCAAAAGATATGAGTGCCATTCTTAACACAGCGTTAGAAGATAAATTAGGTTTTAAACCAACTATTAGAAATGTATTTTCTATTATCCTAGGGGGTGCAGACACCTTTTTAAGGTTAATGAATAATGTACATATAGATGCTATGGCGGTTAGTAATAATGAAAAACGTATTAATGCAGCTAAATCATCTAACGACGTAAGCCCTAATACGGGTATAAAAGTAGAACAACCCAAAACACTAGGTGAAGTATTTCCTTGGCCTCAATACTATATAAGTAAACAAACTGAAAATGGGGAAACTAAATACGAACTTACTTATCCGGGAGCAAAAGAAGTTGAAGAAATAACCGGAGCAAAAGATAAAAATGTTTGGCCTGAGGTAGATTTTGTGGAAGAATACGCTAAAACAGCAAATTACAAATACACCAAATTTCAAGCACCGATAGGTGATAGAGGTATAACTAAAAATATGACACCTATAGATGTTAAAGATTGGCCACCAACCACCACACCATATTCTTCTTTAGATGATACAGATTTATGGTTTGAGATATTAGATAGAGCACAAGAATTTATAAACTTGGGTAGTGTTAAAACTAGATATACACCACCATCTAGTAATATTAATAGTACTAATGTACAACCCGCTTTAGATGAGATAGCTAAATTAGACGCTAATAATCTTTATGAAAGTATTAAAAGTTCTACATCAGCAAAAAATGTTTTTAAAGATTTAGGTACTGGTGTCACGGGTGTTACCACTGATAATGGATTCGACGCTATAATAGATATATTACGAGAGGCTGACCCGGACAGATTTAATATTTATAGTAATTACGGGGTTGTGACCCCCGATACGGGAAAACCATCCAACATAATATTAACACCCCAACCATACACCGTTAAAGCAGGAGACTTTGAAGAAAGTTATAAAATATTAACATACACTAAATCTGACTCATTTTTTGATTTAATCCCTAATATACTAGGAAACTGGACTCAATCTAATTATGCAGGTATAGTAAATGTGACGGATTATTATAGTATAACTAAAAATCTAGAATATGACGTACAATATACTGGGTTATTAACAGAAAAAGAAGACACTAAGTACTACACACAATTTGTCTATGCGAACGAAGATGACGCAAGGAAATATACTTTTGACGCTTTAATGGATAGGATGGTAGATAAAGATAAATTAAGTAACCAAACTCTAGTTAATGAATTTTATGAAGACGCGGCACACAAACCAGTAGTAACTGAAGGAGTTATTATTCCAGCAGCAGACACCGCTTCTGCACAAGGTCTAATTTATGTGAGTGATACATTAAATCTTAGACTAACTTCACTTTTAAACACACCATATTTTATAAATTCTATATTACAAGGAGTTGATTATGAAAGAAACACACCAACCAACACAAGTCCATACGCTGCTTCAGCATATATTTTTCTAAACTCATTACCACTACCTACATTTAGAGAAAAAGCACTAAGTACTAGTGATACTAGTTTTGGGGATTATATATCACAATTATTTAATCAGATGCCAGCTTTACATAAAGTACCTATTGCACTCTTATTACGTATAGGTTCTGTTTGGTGGAGGTATAAAACAAATATCACGACCTCCATAGACCCACTAACTAGTGTTTGGAATGATTTGGGTAATGTAACTACAATTGCGGGAGCAGGAGGACCAAACTATGTTTATGATGAGGTAACACTTCTTCTAACTACACAATATAACTTTAATATGGGTGGGAACCCATATCTATATCAATCCCAACAATCAGTAGGTGTGGACAATTTTATACAAGTTGGTGTATACCCTAAAGTTATAGACGCTATTAATTATATTACTACAGATTCTAATAACTACACCAATATTGGTGGGGGTCAAGTATTAAATAATATATTACCATCAGTACCTTTAGATATAGAAGAAAATATTATATTATCATTTACTTCTGACGACAGTACTAAAGTAAAATTTTATGATGTCTATGCTAATTCTGCGAATATAGGAGCAAATTTAGGAGTTACTTTTGAAGATGATGCACCACCATCTAGGTATTATATTTTATACCCATCTTCTGGTGGATTAAGGAGAACAGACGCAAGTACATACAATCCAACTAACGTATTCAATAATGTTACCCCACTTCATAATGGTGGGTGTAGATTTATTTGGCGTATATCTAATTACGGATATTTTGAAAATAAAGCTCCTTATCTTCCACAACCGCATGAATATTTGAAAGAAGTGTTACCTGGACAAGACCAACAACAGGCTTGGAATTTAAGTGAGACCAGTACCTACTCAACAATACAAGAACTAAGAGGGGTCTTTAATAAAAAAGAATTAGACTTATTTGAAGATATGTTTTTACAGTTTTCTGGGTTAGAACCAGAAATTGTATTTAATAGTGGTACAATGAAAAACATAATTAAAGAATTGTGTATTGTTGAAGATAGTTGGTTAAAAGAAACGAATTTTGATACAGCAACATTAAGAACACCTAATAAATTAGCAAATGCACAATTTTTAAAATTCTTTAAATTAGTACAAAATTTCTTATCACAAGAAGTTAGATACGAACACACTAGTACCACTAACCTAAATGAAATTAATAATGGGAGCACCGCCACCCAGTTACTAATGGCACTATATTACCAAAATAAAAACACAGATTCACCAATCGCTAATAGTTATGATTTTGGGACTTATGCTGATAGTATTACTCCTGTGCCGATATCCCCAGCAAGTTTTGTGGTGCCATTACCTTTAGAAGCACAAGATATGTTATTAGAAGTGGGACAATACTATAATGAAACTAATAGTGTTCAGTTTAATACGTTAACATCACTAAATGACCTTAACCCAATCTATAACTTCTTTAAAACGGCTAGAGGACCCCAGGGTGAAGGTATAGAATTTAACAGAGAAAATATTAGGGGGTTCGCACCGATTCTTAGATTATATGCCGCACAGTGTGTTAAAGCGGTTACCCCACCATCAGCTACAGACTTTATAGATACTTTAGTCTCGAAACTAGAAATGTTAGAAGGTAACCAGGTTACCTATGTTAACACACTAGTTAAAAAAGTACAAAAAAATATACAAAAAAATAAAAAACAAGATAGTGAGACACAAGAACCTATTACCGATGAAAGAACTAAGGTTAAAGCAGAACCACTAAAATTAGAACTATATCGTAGTTTTAAAACAATGAACGACAGATGGATAGCTGCTCTAACCATAGAAAATGATATGACATTATTTGAAAAGTTTCTATTCTTTGATACCGCTAATAGAGATATTGGAGATGAAGCTATAATTAATATTTGGAATATATTAAAATTAGATTCACCATTTGACACCGGTAACTCCAAAACCCTAACACAAAGTATTGATGGGTATATAAGTGGTATTCTTAAAGACAATTTCTTTAACTATATTGCTCTACCGTCATATATTAATTTCTTTAATATTGAAAATGATGTTACACAACGTCAAGGAAATGCACTCTTTGGGACTTTCAAAGAAGTAGACACCCTTAAATCAGGACCTGCGTTCCTATGTCAGTATGTTGGAAACTCTTCACAACAACTAGACAGTAAGACAGAAAATAATGGATTTTTTGATGACGCACTAAACATACGAAGTGAAACTAATAACCCTTTAATTGCCAGTGAAATACCAAACAAAGAAAGAGCTAATAAAGTAGTTGCTTTTAATGTAGACTTCGGTTTAAAAAATCAAAATATTTTTGAATCGGTAACCCTAGACCAATCACAATACCAAAACACCTCAGAGAGTTATAGAATTTTACAAGAAATGGCGGATTCTGGGGGAGGGGCAGGTACATCAATGGCCTCACTCTCACTATTCAACGTTTACGCAAGTAGGAGTTATACAGCTACAATAACCTGTATGGGGAATGTATCAATACAACCAACTCAGTACTTCCAACTTAATTATCTACCAATGTTCAATGGACCTTACTTTATTGTAAATGTTTCCCATTCGATAAGACCTAACACTATAGAAACAACATTTGAAGGTGTAAGACAACCATTAGCGGAATTACCAAACATAGAAAATCTGGTACAAAGGGTAGAAAGTAATTTATATAAAGCAGCAGAAACTAGACTAAAACAATTACCACAAGACCTATACGCTGATAATCTAAGTGCTACACCGGCCCAAATGAAAAAGACATCAACAAGTAACAAATATGTGGATTTAGTTTCTACTATAGATAGTCCTTTTATTAATGAAGATGGTGTGACATTTCATAATATTATTGGTAGTGGTGTTGATGTAGATTTTTATTTAATGGACTATGACCCAGAAAAAACACATTTAGGTATAGACATACTACCTAAAGAAACATCATACGAAAGAAGTATAAGTAAGAAAGGAATCTCAATTTTCCCTATATTACATGGCAAAGTAACTAAGGTTGTGGATGGGTGTAATAATTTACAGACTTCTGATGGTTGTGGTGAGTATGGTAATATGGTAGAAACCAAGTTAATAATAACTAATAATCCAGATGAAGATAAAACCTCTTATTACATTGTAAGGTATGCTTTTTTACGTAATACTAATTATAGTATTGATGACCCAGTACAAAAATCTGATTGTGGCCCTAAAGGTAAAAAGATAGGAATTATGGGTAATAGTGGGTTATCTAAAGAATTACATTTACATATAGAACTACTTAGAGGTGTTATGAAAAATGGAAAAGTGGTACAACACTATTTAAATCCCGCAGCTTTTATACCAGCGATAAATACGGAAATAAACAATTAAGAAACAATATATAGTCTAAACTAGATTAAAGATTGACTATTATTGATTTAACGTATATTTATATATAAACTAATAAATCATGATTACAGAGCAATTAAAACAAAAATTAGGTAATTTTTTAGGTAAAAATACGGATAACATTGTAGACAATGGTCAAACTTCAGAAGGACAACAAGTATGTGATTTAGATACTGGAATTTGTTATACTATTAAAAGTAGGGACGGATTAATAGAAAGAGTTGAAAATAGTATTAGAGTAAATAGAAAAGTACAAGTGGAGTCACCTTCAGGACAATTAAAACAATTATTAAATGGCTAAGGAGTTAGAAAAAAAATTATTAGAAGAACTATCTAGATTTAAACAAATCAAACACAACACTGAAAATTTGGACGAACAAATGATTGGTGGGGTTGGTAGTGGTGGTTTAGGTATGGGTAGTCATGTCGAGAGATTAGCTAAAAGAGTTGGTGTGGAAATGGCAGAACAAGAAGTACCTGATGCAGAAGAGATACCATTAGACCCGGAAGGTGAAAGTGATGACTTGGAAGCTGAGTTGGATACTGATATAGAAGGTGATGACTTAGATGTAGACATTGATAGTGAAGATACTGAAGATGTTATGACTGACACCACAACAGATACAACAGAAGTTGATGTTACTTCGTTAGTTGACAAACAAGAGGAAGTTAGTGATGAGTTAGAAGGGCAAAAAGACATCTTAGAAAAAAACACCCAGAGTTTAGACGATTTAATGAACAAACTTTCAGATTTAGAAACTCACCTAAGTTCGATGGACAACATGGTGGCAAAAATTAGTAACCTAGAAGATAAATTAGAAAAATACAGACCTAGGACCCAACACGAAAAGATTGAACTAAGGAAACATGATAGTGGGCCTTACCATAAAACACTAAGTGATTTTTTTACCGATAAAGAAGATGTGTTTGATAAAACAGGTAAAAAACAATATATTTTAACAAAAGACGACCTAGAAAACTACAGTGAAGCAGACATTAAAAAAAGCTTTAACGAAAAAGAGGAAGGACAGTAAAATTACCCACCAATACATTTGACATACTAATATTATATTCTTATCTTTAGACATATATTTATCAATTAATAATGTTTAAAAAATAAAATTTATGAGTAATAGTCTAGACGCAGTTTTAGCTCAATACGAGAAAAACAAACAAAGTGGTGGTTCCACAAAACCACAAATGACATCAGAAGAAAGAATGAAACAATATCTTTCCATTATGTTACCAAAAGGAACAAAATCAGGAGAAAAAAGAATCAGAATAGTACCGACAACAGACGGTTCATCACCATTTAAAGAAGTATTTTTCCACAATGTACAAGTACAGGGAAGGTGGCAAAAACTTTATGACCCAGGAAAAGATGAAACTGGAAAACCATCCGGTGAAAGAAGTCCATTAAATGAAGTTGAAGAAGCTTTAAGGTTAGCTGGTGACGCACAATCAAAAGAATTAGCACGTTCTTATCGTTCACAAAAATTCTACATTGTAAAAGTTGTGGATAGAGATAATGAAGAAGATGGTGTTAAATTTTGGAGATTTAAACATAATTGGAAAGGTGACGGACCAATCGACAAAATTATTCCAATCTGGAGAAATAAAGGTGATGTAACAGATATTAATGAAGGAAGAGACCTTATCTTAATTCTACAGGCGGTACCATTACCAGGTGGTAGAGGTGAATACACAACAGTATCTTCTGTTATGTATGAAGACCCTGGAAAATTATCAGAAGATGCTGATAAAGTAAAAGAATGGACAGGAGATGAAAGAACATGGAAAGATGTTTATTCACAAAAACCAGTGGAATATCTAGAAGCAATTTCAAAAGGATTAGACCCAGTTTGGGACTCAGAACTAAAGAAATATGTTTATGATGACCCTAACGCGGTACAAAATACCACCCAAACAACAACTTTAGGTAGTAGTGACCCACAAGCAAACGACCCACAAGACGAAGATTTACCATTTTAATTAGGAGATATGGCATTGAAAAAAAGAACATTTTCCGACTTAAAAAACAAGTTCTCAAAGAAAGCTAACTTTAAACCAGAAAGATTTTTTGATTTAGGGAAAGCTTTCCTTGATGCTACAGGTTTACCAGGACCAGCCATGGGACATTTACAAATGTTTTTGGGGCATTCGGATACTGGTAAGACAACCGCTTTAATAAAAGCTGCCGTAGATGCACAAAAAAAAGGAATTCTTCCTGTTTTAATTATTACAGAACAAAAATGGGGATTTGAACACGCAAAACTTTTAGGTTTTGATTGTGAAGAAGTTGTAGATAAAACTACTGGAGAAATAGATTGGGATGGGTTTTTTCTATTTAACAATGACTTTCAGTATATCGAAGAAATTACAGACTACATTAATACATTACTTGATGCACAAGATAAAGGTGAATTAGAATATGATTTGTTATTTTTGTGGGATTCTGTTGGTTCAGTACCCTGTAAGATGACCTTTGATGGTAAGGGTGGTAAAATGCATAACGCTGCCACACTAGCTGATAAAATAGGTATGGGACTAAACCAAAGAATAGGTAAATCTAGGAGACAAGATTCCAAATATACCAATACGCTTGTGGTAGTCAATCAACCATGGGTAGAATTACCAGACAACCCATTTGGTCAACCAAAAATTAAAGCAAAAGGAGGGGAATCATTATGGTTAAACTCTACTTTAGTATTTAGATTTGGAAATCAAAAAAATGGTGGGACAACAAATATTACCGCAGTTAAAGAAAAAAGAAAAGTAAAATTTGCTACTAGAACAAAAATAACCATTATGAAGAATCATGTTAATGGTTTAGGTTATGAGGATGGTAAAATATTAATAACCCCTCATGGCTTTATTGCTGGGAGAGAAGCCAGTGAAGAAAAAAAATCAATAGAAAAGTATAAACAAGAAAACGCTACCTTTTGGTCTGAACAATTAGGTATTGGTGGTGATTTCGACTTAAAAATAGAAAAAGAAAATGACTAAATTAAAAACAGGAGATAAAGTAAAGGTACACTACATCGGTACATTAAAAGATGGTTCACAATTTGATAACTCAAGAGACCGTGGAGAAGGTTTAGAATTTGCCATTGATGATGGTAACTTACTAAAAGGATTTAATGATGCGGTTAAAGATTTAGGGGTTGGGGAAAAAGCTACAATCAACATCAAAGCACCAGAAGCTTATGGTGAGTATGTAACAGAAGCTGTGATAACAGTTAAAAAAGAAGAATTTCCACCAGCGATGCAATTTGAAATGAATGGGTTTGTGCAAGGACAAGACAACCAAGGTAGACCTGTACAAGGACAAATTATTAAGATTGAGGACGACTCAATCAATTTAGACTTAAACCACCCTTTAGCTGGAGAAGATTTAAATTTTGAAATTGAATTGTTAGAAGTAGTACAGTAAAAATTGTTTAACCCTTTAAATTAATAATGTGACCCGTACTTTGTTAGTGGATGGAAATTCCTTATTAAACACAGGCTTTCATGGTATCAAAAATTTATATAATGGTGATGAACATATAGGTGGTTTATATCATTTTTTAAACACCCTGAGAAAACATATAGACGCATATTTTATAAGTAAAATAGTTGTTTTTTGGGATGGAAAAGATAATATTAAACCACGTATAGAATTTTATCCAGAATATAAACTTAATAGAAGATTGAAAACTAAATCTACAGATGAACTGGCTTCATATAGTAGACAGAAAATCCGTACACAAGAATATTTAGAAGAACTATACGTTAGACATGCTACTTTTGATAATTGTGAAGCTGATGACTGTATAGCTTATTACTGTAACCAATCCCCAAACGAAGAAATTATAATACTTACTTCCGATAGGGACTTACTACAGTTAATAAGTACTAAGGTATCTACACATATAATTTCATTAAATAAACTTTTTAAATCTGGTGAAAAAGTACCATTAAATGGTGTGTATATACCACACACTAATGTAAGACTTGCAAAAACTATATGTGGTGACTCCTCCGACAATATCTATGGTATAAAAATGGTAGGGATTAAATCACTAATTAAAATATACCCACCAATACTGGAAGAAGAAGTTACCCTTAAAGAACTAATTACCAGTATCACAGAAAAAGATAAAAAAACCAAAAAAGAGGAAAACATCCTCAAAGGAGTTAGTCAAAAAACAAATCAAACAATAAATAATGAAAATTTATTACACACAAATTACAAAATAGTTGGTGTGGGAAAACAGTTCTTAACACCTCAAGCAATTAAAGGTATAAAAGAATTAGCTAAAGAAGCAATAGACCCCGAAGGGAGACATTGGAAAAACGCTTTAGGCTTGATGATGTCAGATGGAATTCTTAATATTTTACCAAAGAAAGATGATTCTTGGGTGGATTTCGTTAGACCATTTTTAAGATTAAGTAGGATAGAAAAAGATTTTTATAAAAACAAAAATAATTAATATGAAAACAAGAACAGACAATACACAAAAATGTGAATTTTTACTAAAACTAGAGGACAATATAGTATGCCAAAGATTCTTTAGTGTCAGAAATTTTAACAATAAGGCTACTAATTCATTAAATTTACACCATACCGTAACATCTATTGTGGATGAAATAATTGATGAATTAAAATTAAAAACTTTATTTTTATTAGAAAGTAATTATAAAGAGAACGCTGCGGAACTCGAACAAAAAGAAGAGTATTTTACGATAACAATTAAAAAAGGAAAACACTCTGTATACCATAGAAACTTCCGTGCCGACCTCTATCCCCCAAAAGTTAGATACACTGTAGACATTAGACCACAAATATCTCAAATATTAAGGGAACTGACATATACACTGTCAACAAGAAAAGTTATAACAAACTACCAAGATTATAGCTTACTTGTAAGTGAATAAGGTATTTATTAAAAAAGAAATTATAAATGAGTGATAGAAAAAATTTTGGGTATTTAGGACATTCCTTTCAGCTAAAACTAATCAATTTAATAATAACAGATAATCCATTCTTTAATACAATTATAGATGCGATTCAGTCTAAATATTTTGACAATCAATATTTTAAATTAGTTATGCAACTGATTAAGGAGTACTATGAAAAATACCAAACGGCACCATCATTTGATGCACTAGACCAACTAACACGTATAGAGATTTCTTCGGAGATGGCACAAAAATATATCTTTGATATGTTAAAAGAAATTAAAGAAGCTTCTTTTGAAGACCATCTTTTTATTAAAGAAAAATCATTAAATTTTTGTAAACAACAAGAGTTAAAAAAAGCTATAACAAAAGTTGAAAACATAATGGAAAAAGGTGACTTTGAAAATTATGATAAGTGTGAAGAATTAATTAGGGATGCTATTAAAATCGGTGACGGTGACGTAGGAAGCTTTGAAATATTCACAGAACTAGAAAAATTACTAGAGGAAGATTATAGACACCCAATCCCAACCGGGGTAGACGGTTTAGATAATATACTAAATGGTGGTTTAGCGAAAGGAGAAATCGGTGTTGTATTGGCTCCTACAGGTGTTGGTAAAACAACTATGTTAACTAGATTTGCAAATACAGCATTTAATATGGGGTACAATGTATTACAGATATTTTTTGAAGATAACCCTAAAATTATACAAAGAAAACATTTTACGTGTTGGACTGGAATACCTAATGATGAATTATCTGAACATAAAGAAACAGTTTTAGATAAGGCAGATGAAATGAAAAAGACTGGTGGTAGACTAATACTTAAAAAATTACCATCAGACGAAATGACCATTCTACAGATTAAAAATCAAGTTAGAAAAATTATTTCAGAAGGAACTAAAATAGATATAGTGTTAATAGATTATATAGATTGTATACTACCGGATAGGTCTTTTAATGATGAATGGAAAGGTGAGGGTTCTGTTATGAGAAAATTTGAAGGTATGTGTCATGAATTAGATATAGCTGGTTGGACTGCAACCCAGGGTAATAGGAGTTCTATCGCTGCGGAAGTGGTTACTACAGACCAGATGGGTGGTTCTATTAAAAAAGCACAAGTAGGTCACGTTATAATATCAGTGGCAAAAACACTACAACAGAAAGAATTGGGGTTAGCTACAATAGCTATCGTTAAATCTAGACTTGGAAAAGATGGTATTATTTTTGAAAATTGTAAATTTGATAATGGTACACTAGAAATCGATACCGAAACTACACAAACATTCCTTGGTTTCGAGGAAGAAAAAACTAATAGAAACAGAGAAAGAGTCGCAAGAGCTCTACAAAGAAGAGAACAAATAATAAATAAAAATAATTAATAAAAAGTACAAATATGGAAGTATCAAATAAGATTCTGTCGGATATTACTGTTTACATGAAGTATGCTAAGTATATACCGGAACTAAATAGAAGAGAAACGTGGGAGGAATTAGTTACCCGAAATAAAAAAATGCATATTAAAAAATACCCAAACCTAAAAGAAGAAATAGAACAAAAATATAAATTGGTTTATGATAAAAAAGTACTACCCTCGATGAGGAGTATGCAGTTCGGAGGTAAACCAATTGAAATCTCACCGAATAGAATCTATAATTGTGCGTATCTACCTATAGAACATATTGATTCATTTAGTGAAACAATGTTTTTATTGTTGGGTGGGACAGGTGTTGGATATTCAGTCCAGAGACACCACGTAGCTAAATTACCGGTAATACAAAAACCATACCAAAAAAGAAAAAAAAGATTTTTAATTGGTGATAGTATAGAAGGTTGGGCTGACGCAATTAAAGTTCTTATGAAAACATACATGAATGGTGGTGGTTCCAGAGTGGAATTTGATTACTCTGATATCAGACCAAAAGGAGCTAGATTAATAACATCAGGTGGTAAAGCACCAGGACCTCAACCACTAAAAGAATGTTTGGTTAAGATAGAAGGTCTATTAAACCAAAAAGAAAATGGAGAACAACTTACAACTATTGAAGTACACGATATCGTATGTCATATCGCTGACGCCGTATTGGCCGGTGGTATTCGCCGTGCAGCACTTATATCGTTATTTAGTGCTGATGACGAACAAATGATTGGGTGTAAATCAGGTAATTGGTGGGAACTAAACCCACAACGTGGTAGAGCAAATAATTCAGCATGTTTAATGAGACATAAAATCACAAAAGAATTTTTTATGAATCTTTGGAAGCGTGTCGAATTATCAGGTGCTGGAGAACCAGGTATATATCTTAATAACGATAAAGACTGGGGGACCAACCCTTGTTGTGAAATTGCACTAAGACCAAATCAATTTTGTAATCTTTGTGAGGTAAATGTTTCAAACATAGAATCACAAGAAGATTTAAATGAAAGAGTAAAAGTAGCTGCTTTTATTGGAACACTTCAGGCAGGATATACTTCATTCCACTATTTAAGAGAAGTATGGCAAGAAACAACCGAAAAAGATGCACTTATTGGTGTTTCAATGACAGGGATAGGTTCAGGAAAAGTATTGAATTACGACATGTCAAAAGCTGCTAGTCTAGTAAAAAGAGAAAATACTAGAGTATCTAAATTGATAGGAATAAATCAATCAGCAAGATGTACAACAGTTAAACCAGCAGGAACAACATCATTAACATTAGGAACTTCATCAGGTATTCACGCTTGGCATAATGATTATTACATTAGAAGGATTAGGGTTGGTAAAAATGAAGCGATATACAAATATCTAAATGATAATCACCCAGAGTTAGTTGAGGACGAATTTTTCAGAGCACATGATACTGCTGTTATTAGTATACCACAAAAAGCACCAGAAGGTTCTATAATGAGAACAGAATCCCCATTCCAACTACTAGAAAGAGTTAAAAAAGTTGCTACTGAATGGGTAAAAGCTGGACACAGAAACGGCTCAAACTCTCATAATGTTTCCGCGACTATTTCTTTAAGAGAACATGAATGGGATGCAGCTGGAGAATGGATGTGGGAAAATAGAAAATCATATAACGGACTTTCCGTATTACCATATAATGGTGGGACGTATACCCAAGCTCCTTTTGAAGATATTACTAAAGAACAATATGAAGAAATGATGGAATCTTTAAAAGACGTTAATTTGAGTATGGTTGTTGAGTTAGATGATAATACAAACTTAACTGGTGAATTAGCTTGTGCGGGTGGTACTTGTGAGATAGATGTTGATTTAAAATCTATGAAAGAAGAAAAAGAATTGGATGAAGCATAAATTTAGTAAAGAAGTTTTATACCATTTTAATTGTGGTAAATGTAATAAATGGTGGTCAATTGCTGACTACCATTTGTTTTCTAATAATGTACCTATGTTAATAACATGTCCCCACTGTGGACATAATGAAGAAATAAAAGAAGTGAAAAATGAGGAGAAGTGATGACTGGATTAGTGAACTACACTATAAAGAATTTCTAAAGCCTAAACTACAAGGTAAAGATTTTTATTGGGAAAATGGTATGATGGTAATGACAGAAGATTATCATAAAAGAAGAGGTAGTTGTTGTGGCAATGGATGCAAACATTGCCCCTACACCCCTAAACACCAAAAAACTAATAAACAGTTAAATAATAAATAAGAAGGCACATATCACACCCAAATTAATCTTTGAAGTATTTATTATAAAAAAAGCATGCCTAATCAAAAGTACGGTATAACATTTCCATTTACGGATAGTAACGAAGGATTCTTTCTAGGATTAAACAGTACTACCGATTCTGAGGTGAAGTCTAGTCTAATACATTTAATTCTAACCCTTAAGGGTACTAGATATTTTTTACCAGATTTTGGTACAAATTTGATGAAGTATATTTATGAACCTATGGATACAACAACAAGGGTAGGTATTAATAATGAAATTAAAGAAGCGGTAGAAAAATTTATGCCTAATTTGGTGATTAATGATATCGATATTAAAACCGCGGAAGATATAAGATTGGAAGAAAAAAATAATACTTCTGAAGATATAAACGATAATAATTTTAGTTTTATTGGGGAAGATGAAAGAGAATATACTATGAGAGTACGAATTGATTATAGTGCGGGAGATGGATTTTTTGAAACTAAAGATTTTGTTATAATAAATTTATAAGATGGCAGAAAAAAAAATATCATATACTGAAAGAGATTTTCTAGGTGTAAGAAACGAATTACTAAGACTTACAAATACCTATTACCCAGACCTAATTAAAAACGCTAACGACGCGTCAATCTATTCCTTATTTCTAGATTTAAATGCGGCAGTAACCGATAATCTTAATTTTCAAATAGATAGAACCTTTCAAGAAACAACTTTACAATTTGCACAAGAACGTAGTTCTTTATATAATTTAGCAAAAACTTATGGATTAAAAATACCAGGTAACAGACCTTCTATCACAGTAGCGGACATATCAATCATAGTACCAGCTTTAGGTGATAAAGAAGACTTTAGGTACTTAGGTAAATTAACCAGGGGTGCACAATTTAGAGGAGCAGGTCAAATCTTTGAATTAGTAAATGATTGCGATTTCTCAACTCAATATAATGTGGAGGGTATTGTAAATAGAACCAAAATACCTAATAGAGATATTAATGGTATCATACAAAACTATACGATAGTTAAAAGGGAAGTTATTGTTAATGGTGTAACCAAGGTATTCAAGAAAGAAATAACAGATTCCTTAACTACACCTTTTTATGAATTATTTTTACCAGAAAGAAATGTAGTGGGTGTTACATCAGTAATGCAAAAATCAGGACTAGGTTATCAAACACTACCTACAAATGCTGAGTTTCTGGCTGTAAACAATAATAAATGGTATGAGGTGGAAGCTTTGGCTCAAGATGAGGTTTTTGTGGAAGACCCATCGATGCCTTCAGATGAGGTAGGTAGTAAAGTGGGGAAATATTTAGAAGTGAATCAAAGATTTACCACCCAGTACACACCAGAAGGGTACTTCTTTTTAACCTTTGGGGGAGGTAATCAAACATCCCAAGACCTACTAGACGATTTCGCGAAAAAGGGGGTGAAACTAAACATGTCCCAATACATGAACAATATTGCTTTAGGTAATATGGTACAAGGAAATAGTACATTATTTGTACAATATAGAATTGGTGGTGGTAAAGTCTCTAATTTAGGTGCGGGGGCTATTACTAATGTAGGTAAAGTAAATTTTGTAGTAGCTGGCCCTAACGGACAGATTAATCAGTCAGTAATAGATAGTCTAGCCGTTACCAATGTAACATCCGCTATAGGTGGAGCTGACCCTATGTCTGTGGAAGAAATAAGAAATTACATTTCTTATAATTTTGCTGCACAAAATAGGGCTGTAACAATAAATGATTATGTCGCGAAGTTACGTATGATGCCTAGTACGTTTGGTGCACCAGCAAAAGTAGGGGTAACAGAATTAGAAAATAAAGTGATGCTAAATATATTATCATACACACCTGACGGCAAATTAACCTCAGAAGTTACTAGTACACTAAAAAATAATATAGCAACTTACTTATCTAACTATAGAATGATGAATGATTATATAGTGGTTGGACCAGCTAAAGTTATTGACATATCTTTCTTGATAGATTTAATTATAGAAGACTCTTTTAATTCTGGTGCTATAGTAGGTAATGTGGTAGAACAAGTAACAAACTACTTCAATATTAATAAAATAGAAATGGGACAAGACCTATCATTAGGTGAATTAAGAAGTCAAATAATGAATCAACCAGGTGTTCTAAACATTGTTAATCTAAGAATATATAATAAAGTGGGGGGTCAGTACTCTCAGTCAGTTACCTCACAACCTTACGGTAACGACAGCACTAGAGAAATAGCCCTACTTGACGACACTATTTACGCTCAACCAGATGAGATACTACAAGTAAGATACCCAGAGAAAGATATAGCTATACGGGTAAGAAAACCAAACAAACCAACCTTCACCTAAACTTTACTATATTAACTAACTAATTACTTTTACTTTTAAGGGTTGAACTATTTATTTCATAGGTAGTATAAATCTATTTTAGATAATTTTTTATTATATATGGCTAAATCTTTTAGAGTAAGAACAGAAGTAGGTAAAGATAAGAATGTAACTTTTGAATTAAACCAAAAATTTGATTTATTAGAGATTCTTAGTCTTTCATTAACACAACAAGAAGTGTACACAAGAATGTGTGCTGATTTTGGTGTGGTGGTTGGTAGAGTAACCGCAAATAATGGTTTTGGTATACCTAATGCAAAAGTATCTATTTTTATACCTTTACAAGCGGAGGATGAAGATAATGAAGTAGTCAAATTTCTATACCCATATAAAGAACCTTACGAAAAAAATGAAGATGGTGTTAGATACAATCTACTAAGTTCAGAAAGAAATTTTAATTGTCATACACCAGTAGGGTCTTTCCCAACACTAAATTCAGTACTAACACAACAAGAAGTAAAATATGTGTATGACAAATACTATAAATTTACCGTAAAAACTAATGAATCTGGTGATTTTATGATATACGGAGTTCCTACGGGTGCTCAAAATATCGTTATGGATGTAGATTTAAGTGATATAGGTTGTTTTTCTCTATTACCACAAGATTTCAAACTCAAAGGATTTCCGGAATCAGATTTTGACGGACCTAAATTTAGGACGGATTCAGAAATAGATTCCTTACCACAGATTATAAACCAGACTAAAACAATAGATATTAAACCTTTTTGGGGTGATGAAGAACAATGTAGAGCGGCGATTACAAGAGTAGACTTTGATTTAGGTAATTCCGGATTTAAGTTAGAACCGACATCTGTATTTATGGGAAGTACCGCACAAGACACAGATAAAGACTCCATTAATAGACAATGTAGACCCAAAAGACATATGGGTGAGTTATGTAGTATAATAACACAACCAGGTATCATAGACTGTATACGATACACACCCTTTTTTAAGGACGACCCACAAGCATTTCCAACACATAACGGGGAAACCTATACTGGAGCACCCCTAGGAGGTAAAGTACCTGTACTAGAGAGATTTTATTTTGAAAATGGTGGTAGGGTAATAGATAACGACGGAGCTTTTTTAGTACACGTACCCATGAATTTGGACCATGTAATAACCAACGAGTTCGGTGACTTAGTGTTATCCAAAGACCCTAGTAAAGGTGTACCAACTAGGTCAAGATGTAGATTTAGAATTAAACCAGAACAAAGTAGGGGTAGTGCTCGACAAAGACGTTCAGCTGCACACCTAGTACCTAATATAAGAGAATTTAACACCCAATCTAATGATGATGGAGATTGGCCAGGAATTGACCCAAGAAGTTATACTTTTTCTATAAATTATAGTGATTATCATGGTTATGCTCAAAGACATTTGATGCCGGGTGCAGACGATGTGTTTTATGATATGACATTTAATCGAGTATATACCTGTGCTCAATTTCATGACCATATTAAACATGCTGGTAGAAGACAGTTTATTGGGATAAAAGAGATTTTACCCGAAATGGAACAACAATGTGCGACCTCAGCAATGTTTTTCCCAATCAATAGTGCGGTTAGAAGGATGAAATTTGTATTATACCTAAATGATTTTTTCATAACCTTTATAGGGATGATATATCTATTAATAAATTTAGTAGTAAGTTTACTTGCGGTAATATTAGGTTTGATATTAGGGATAGTGTTATTTATTATATTCGCATTTTGTAGTCTCTGGTGTTGGGTGTATGGTTTGACCCTAGGATTATGGTTAGGATGGCCATTTAACACCTTCTTTACAGTCTTAGATTTTAGTAATTTTGCCCCCACACCACCACAACTTTGTGGGCAAATAAATCTAACTGGTTTTGGTTGTGGGATTAACTGTATGTATTTTGGACTAAGAATTGGTTTTGTTTTGTTTTCTTTAAGACAAACAAAATACCCCGAATGTGAAAAATGTTCCTGTAGGCCTTTAGCTAGTGGTGAATTTGATATATTATCACAAAACGCACCTTGTCCAGATGGTATACCTAGTAGTGGTTCTACAGCAGCAGTAGCACCATGTCCTGTTGGGAATGCAGCAGGTGCAGGTGGGATGGGTATTGAAATGAAATGGTCTCATGATTGTTGCGGGCAAGGAATATATCCGACAAGTCCACCAAGTGAAACATCAGAAGATGTGATTTGTTGTTCAAATACCTACGGGTTTAATTCTGAAGTATTTTCACCTAATACTGTTAGTGATGGTTATGCTGCTGGTGGGTGTTATGTTAAAATAATATGTTTTAACCCCGCATGTTTATTAGAAAATTTAGACATGAGAGTTTTATATGAGTGGATAAAAAGAGAAAAATTATCATCTGCTCTCTGTAACGGAATAATGAATTATTTCTGGGAAAATAATTGGGTAAGTGGATTCTTATACCAATTTCAATTTAAAGCAAAATTAGAACTAACAACAAATGGTTATACCGCGTTTTGGAATGGAGAAACATATGACACCTACGCACAAGATTCTAAATATTGTCAAAAAGTGGTATACCTTCACCCGATAGACAATGTTTTTTATTACAGGTCGACACCATTTAGAGTTACCGCGGCAAGTACTGGTAAGTTTTTAGGTGATACAGATGGGGTAATGTCCCTATGGTTCCAGAGTGGGGTTCAGAGTGACGACTTACACGCATCAGGAGATATGGATAGACACATATTATTTCCTACTACTATGACCGATATGGGGTCCAGGAATCAATGCATCCAACAAGTATGCTTAGACCCAGCTTATGCTGAAGAATGTTCAATAACAGACCAAATAGGTAGTACCACATTTCAAAATATAACAGACTTAATAGCTGACATATATAACCTTAAACAGGACAACCCAAATTTCATGAAGGATACTATGTTTAGTAGACCAGAAAAAGAGATTGGTGGAGACGTGGCACAAGCATTAATGCAAAATTGTATGTTAGGTGTATTCGGGTATGAAACTAATATGAGTTCTACCATTTGTGATTGTCAATCTCCGGAAGACACATCACTACCTATTCCAGGGATGGAATACCCACCAGCTAACCACGTGTCGGGGACATATGTTAATAATGCTGTTAATGCTGATTGGGGTACTATGAATGGTGGAGGTTCTGACATTGAATGGGAACCCCTATTATTCACGTCGTCAACTCAAATAATGATGAGTGGTCAAGATTTAATTAATTGTGCTACATTAGATTTATCCGCTAGTAGTCAAACAGTACCTTTTTATCCGTGGGTTAAACGTAATTCAGGTGTAGGTTTTGGAAGTACTTTTAATGATTGGATGTATACAACCGGAGACTACGTCGATAGGGTAGCTATAGTACCAGCTCAAGGAATGAGTATTATACCAGGACTAAGTTTGACTTTACCAGTACAATATGTTTATAATAATTTACCACCCTCATCATCATTCCAAAATAATATGGGATTTGATATAGGATTCACTGGCTCAACCCAGTTCCCTCCACTAACCCCTAATAGTGCTCCTCAAATAAATTTCTCACAACCAGTATTTTATTACTTTGGTTTGAGACCAGGAGCAACTTCATACAATACTTTTATTAGATTGTATGTTGATGATGACTTAGCAGATACAGTAGTGTAATGAGTAATAGAAAAAACATAAGGATAGTAAAAGGAAGCTCCAAGTACAAAGGAGCTAAAGATTTTGATGTATCATTACAACCATTACTTACTTCCGAAAAACGAACCCTAATTCAAGGAGATAGAAATAGGGTGTTAAATGTTGTAGAACAATTTAATTTTGAACGTGACTACTCTCAGTTTTATAGAATGTATGGTAAAATAGATGTTTTATTTGAAAATATAATAACTGGTGTAACTTCTGATGTAGATTTTCTAGAAAGTATGTACTTTTTACCGGATTATATTGGATGTAATAACACACCATGTCTAGGATTACCACCAGCGAGAGTTTTTGATTTTATGCCTCCAGGTCCTTTTGGGCCGTCTACTAAAACATTTAATTATGATGATTTAGTATGTTTCCAAGACAATTGGTTATTATATATTTCTTATGTACATTCTGGTAATACAAGTCAACATATGACTTATTATAGTGATTATGATTTAAATCAAGGTTTAAACTTTATATCTAGTGATGGGATTCCTTTTGAACTAGAAGTCACATATGACCAAGGAAAAGAAATTTTAAGAATAACAACTCCAGTGCCCCATGGTTTAATACCTGGGGAGTACATAGAATTACAACCTGAAGTAGGTGGTCAGACATTTTCTTTTGGGGGTGTAGATTTTATTGGGAGTATTGTTTTACAATTAAATATTAACGGGACACTAAACACTACAGTACAAACTTTATTTGAAGTGGATTCACTTGGTAATGAACTAGCAGGTTCCGATAGGTATATAATAAACATAAACACAAGAGGATTAATTAATACAACTATTAATGCGGGTGGGGGTACAGCAATGCCACCAAATGGTGTGGGTTTATTAAAAAGATTCGTAAACCCGGATAATCCAGAAACTAGAAGTGAATATTACACTCACGAACATAAACTAATAACTAACCCACGAGATTATACCTTGGGCAGGACAGGGTTTGAAAATGGAATATACAATAAAAAAGGAAGAGTATTTAAAGGCCGTAAAACCCCTCCGGGATATCTAGGAAAAACAGTAATTAAGGAGGAGTTTAAATCTTTTTTGTGGACTATAACTGAAGATATAGATAGAAGTATGTATTACGATAATCTAAATCGTCCAGTAATTGATTTATATCTAACTATTCTTGCTAGCAATAGAAATTTAATTTGGGATTATACAAGTGGAAATTCACCTTGTGGATATGGTTGGGGTTGGAACTTTAGAAAAGATGGTTCTATAGACCCGTTCGTGGATAATGGGACCAACCCAACAAACATAATCCAAACAAATACAAATGGTGTAGACCCATTACCTGTTAGTGGTACAACATATAGAGGTGCTTTTGTGGAGTATAACCCATATGAAATAAAAGAAAGGATAATATCGGAGTTAGGACACTCCCTTAAATTTAATCCCACAGCTTTAGGGACAGGTAGTCAGAGTAACCCATACATCCAATCTATATACAAATACCAACCACACCACCGTATACCAATAAGAAAGTTATCTAATGGGATTAATTTTAATGATTCACTCTTTACATCACCACAATACTCTACTTATTCTTTAGTTGAAGGTACATTTAGGTGGCGTCCATTATTACCTGTTGGGTACTTTGAGGAAGAAACAAACGGGGTAACTTACCCATATCTTAATGATGCACATTACCCTAGTCATACATTGGAATTTACGATTGAACCCATAGGACCGATACTAACATTACCAGAGTATAGTGCAAGTACCATAAATATTTTAAATATGTATACAGATGGCTGCCAATAGAATACAACTAAAAGTTTCTAGTGAAGATAGAAAGATTACTATACCTATTGGGGATACATTTGATGAGGTAGGGAGAGAACAACTTATAACAACTTATGAAGAAGTAGAAATACAAGACAATATTAATATAATACAAGACTTTGAAACTACTAGATACTCCTTTAATAATTCGGTAAGTGGTAACGACATCTACTACCAGTTTGAATTTTTTAATCAAACCACCCAGTCTTACCAAGACAGTTTTCAGTTAGTAGGTTTTACAGACAACGAATTAGCTACTGATGCAAATTCTGTTGTTAAAAGCTTTTTTAAATTTAATTTTTATGATTCACCAGATAGAAAACAACAAAAAATAATGTTTTCTAACATTATGCCTTTAAATAATTGTTTAAAAGGTGGTAATGTACCAGTAAACTCAACAACCGACGCTTTGGAATACTTCACACAAATTAGTCAAGGAATAGTGAGTCCTTCTTGGGTACTTTATGAACCAAAAGTAAGACTAAGACCCCGTCCAGGATTAAATGAAAATTATTATATACATTGGTATAAAAAGAGAGATTTATTTGAAGGAAATGTATTTTATATGTCCTGTCAATTTTTTAACGCCAAAACAGGTAAGGTTACAAGAATGATAAATGAAAGTCCACCAGCACCCACATACTCTGGTTCGGTAACATACGATTTTACTGATTATTTCTATTACGAAGTGATTTTAAAAATAAACCCAAACCCAACAGCTGCTCCTAAATTTAGTTATAAAGTACGAAAATATAATTTAAATAACTATAATGCTGGACAAGTTGGTATGGGTAGTGAAGTGGGTACCGGATTCCCACCAGGACAACAACCAATAAAGTTTTATGAATACATTAACCCACAAACACCTTAATTTATGGAAAGATTAAATTTTAGAATAAAAAGAACTAATCCAGATGTTTATACTTCTTTACCATGTAGTGGGGGGACAAACTACTGGCCGATTAGCAATAGTATGGATTGTTCAGGAATGAGTATGTATAACTCAACAGGTTCACAAATTTTAAACGCTTTAAGTGGGGACATAAGAACATTTCCTATAGAATTAAGAGATTGTTCGTTCACCAATCCCTGTGTTATACTATGGGATTTATATACTTCTGCAACTAGTGGGCACTGTAAAAATATAGGTAATTATGCTTACAAAGCATTCTATGGGATAAATGTGGTGGATAGTTTAGCTACCACTGTAGTAACAGGAGAAAGTTATAATAATGTTATCACTTTATTCGAATCTTTACGGGTAAACTTTAATAAACCAATTAACATAACGTCTGAATATAATATTAACTATAATATTGGACCTTGTAATTGTGAAAATGGTTTAGACCCCTATCTTAATAATGTAACACTATTTTTATCCCAAGACTTTAACGATATTGGACACTACTCACTTTGGGATGGTAACATAAGTCAAAAAGATACCTTTTCTAATTTTGTTTTCACAGCAAGTACTACTGTAATGCCTGGTGATACTATAAAAATTACTAACACAACTGATTTTAGTTACTATAAAGAATTGCAAGATTTGCCTTTTACAATAGACTGGGGGGATTTGACACCACCGACAACATTAAGTTATAATAGTGGTGTGGTTTCTAGTTCACATCAATATATGGGTGGACCACCTATGCAGTATAGAATTACCATAACTCAAGAGACACCATGGGGACAAACCTCCACATCTCAAGTTATCACAGCACCTAACTACACTTATAATCAATTAGCTGCTATAGGTGGAATACCACCTAATAGTGCTTTAACTATTAATGCGTCAGGTCAAACTATAGGTACTGGATATACATCTGCCCCATCTGGTGTTTTAGGTCAAGGGGATTATATAGCGTGGGATAGTGGTACTGATATTAATGAATATACTGGTATGACACAATTTCCAAATTGTTTTGAAGTAACGGGTGTAACAGAAAGTCTTCTAGGAGCATTTCAAACATACACCACAGCTAACTCAGCATTTCTTCCACCAGGATATACCTATGGTACTATAGTACCTATAGGGGGTGACGTAATTAACCCTAATACAAATAATATAGAAACAGGGATGTATGGGTATATCAATGTAGCAAATGCTATATACACAGCTTATACAATATCATCAGCAAATAATCAAACACCAATCGATTTTTATGACTTTAGTAATGGTATAACTTTATACATAGCAGAAAGTTGTGGTCTTAACGCGTTGGCTTTTGGTGCTTATGATTGTTTTGAATGTACAATAGAAGATTGTGATTTTTGTGAAACAAAAGATGAGTATATAGATAGAATGACTGGAATTTGGAACTCTATTAGTTTTAATGCACAAAGAGGTGTCTGGTCACCATATACAGACTATCAAGTAGGTGATATAGTATTTGACACCACATACAATACTTGTTGTTGTTTTATGGCTGTTAAAGATATTTTCCAAACAGGAGCAACCACATCGGATTGGGCAGGTGTGCCACCTTCTATGACACTACAAGGTGTATGGTACCAAAATAATATTCCAATGGAACATATTTGGGAGGCATGTTCTTCGGACTGTGTTAATTGTCCCCCAGGAACGTCAACACCATGTGATGATGTTACAATAAATCATTGTGGACAGAACCCAGGAGAGCCAGCAGGTCAGTATGTGAATGGAGCAGCATGGATACTACCAGGTTGTTTTGTGACGGGACCCGAAGGTAACTGTTACCAAGCTTTATCAGCAAATAGTGCAAACTACCCACCAACCGCTTTTACTTCAACAACATATTGGGAGTATGTTGGGTGTTCAACATGGATTTGTCCCCAAGATTTAAATAATATACCATTATATGGTTGTGAATTAGTACCAGGTACGGGAATAACAACAACTACTAATATTCTACAGGGGTACCAATACTATGAAGATTGTAAAGATGATTTTGATGATGGTGAATGTTTTCCAGATAAATGGGTGTGTGAAAATCAATATGATTGTGTAGGGTGTATAGAAATTGATTCTAGTCATTCCGCGTATACAAGTTTTGACCCACTCAACCCACTAGCAGGACCTGTATTTAATTCACAAATGGATTGTGAAGGGTGGTGTAATCCACCAGCATTTTCTTGTACAACACCGACAGCATCAAACGCTAGTGAATGTTGTACATTATTCTCATGTGCGGAAGACGATGCAAATGCAACTCCAGGATTATACACTAACACAGTAACTAGTGTGATGGGCTTAGTACCTGGAGTCTTACCTAACGGTCTAACACCCAACGAGTGGTTAGCTGTTTATGAACAATTTTATTTTACACCAGATTTTGGATTATCAGCATGTAACGCTGGTACAGCATTTACAACTGATTTAGGTTACCAATACAGTACGTCAGCATGTTGTGATTATACTGGTTATGAATGGAGTTGTTGTGAGGGATGTTATGAGGTAACCATTGGTGGTACCTACGCAAACCTACAAGAATGTCAACAAGACCCAGCAACTATGGGGGGTGGTATAGTACCTTGTGGTTGGTCTTGTGAGACCATAAATCAACCTTGTGTGGAATGTTATGACTGTGGTTGTGGTTGGGGTCCTTGGGTTTCACCTAGCAACGCTACTTACCCAGGATATGGTTATTCTGCATGTACAGCGGATTGTACACAAATAGAACAATGTTATGTTTGTGATTGTACTTCTATGACACCATGTACATTACAAAGTCCATGTGCTGGAATTATAGATAATGTAACTTGGTTTTCAGGTACAGCTCAAGGAAACATAGATTGCCAAACTTTATGTGCGTGTAACGCAGGTTGGGATTGTTTTATAGATATAGACCCTAGTAGCACCAATTACCAAGGACCCACATTTTGTCAAGATGGGGTTAGTGGCTATTATATGGCACAAAATTTATTAGGATTTTCTAATCCAGCTCCCGGTTTTACTGGCTATAGTAGTTTCTCTGCGTGCTGTGAAGCAACCGAATGTTGTCACGCAGAATGTGATGATACCGAAGCTTTAGCTACCCTACCAGGTAACCAACAACTTTTTCCACCCGGTAACTGGCCTTGTTATTACGTACAATATGTAAATGCTGCGGCTGCATCGGCATGTGACCCTACAGGTACCAACCCTTTATTACCTTATTGTACTATGGTGGAATGTACCAGTAATTTAGCTTTAAATTCTTTCGGGGACTACGTTTGTTCAGTAAGTGCGGTAGATGATTGTGTTTGTCCATGTGATGATTATATGAATAGTATAGGGATGGGTGGGACTGTTTTAACACCACAAGGAATGTATCAGTTAGGTGTTGTCTACGGATTACATGATATAGTTTATCATTCTGATGCAGATTCTCCTTTATGTTGTTATGTTTGTATGTTACCGTCCCTATGGGGGGCAGGTGGTGTAGGAACTGCACCCGATTGTATAACAACATTCGATTGTAGTTGTTTTATACCAGATGATGGACCAGCAACTAACGGTACACCAAACCCTTGGGAAACTTGTGGTGGAACTCCAGGATTACCACCAGCAGGGTGTCAACCTTGTGGGGGTGGACCAAGTCAAACTTATGAATGTACACCAACTGGATGTACCCCTTCCTCATGTGTATTTAATCCCCTGTTTACACCAGCCTCTCAAAACTGTTATACAGGTAATACATGTGAAGAACATTGTAGAGCATCTTGTTATTGTGAGGACCCAGTAACAGACACAACTAATTGTGTGGTTTTACAAGATTTTATAAATAACAGCAATACTGGTATATTTTTTGGTGGGTACCCAACGTTCCCACCTGTGCCACAAGGTGCTACACACCCAGTATACCCTTTCCTATCTTTAGATGCTTGTATCTCTTCTTTAGGCATAATAGATTGTTGTTCGGGTAGTACGTCAGCTGATACTTGGTATTGTGACTATACTTCTAATTGTGAATCTACAGCGGGTGTAGCTGGATTAGGGTGTGTTATCGTACCACCTAATACTCCAGGTTATCCTGGACCTTTTACTAGTTTACAAGATTGTCAAGATTATTGTACGTGGGAATGTGGTTGTCCACCTAATGGTATAGGTAATTGTATATTTAACGCTTTATCACCTGCAGTAATTACATATGATAGTGCTTTTGATTGTTGGGCAGCATTTAGTAGTTGTGATTGTTGTTTACCTCCAGAAGAATGGTGGTGTGATACATATGGAGCACTAAACGGTGACTATAGTGCAGCAGTACCAATATCAGCTTGTAGAAACAGTACGTATTTCGCGGGACAAACAGCACTATATCAACAAGGGGCTATTGGACAACTAGTTGGTGGACCAACAGACCCAACGAACACATATTTTGATGCACAAGTAACCAATAATTTCGCGGGAATAGGATTTGCCAATCAAGCTGACTGTGAACAATTTTGTAGATATTGTTGTGATTGTGCTCCTCCAGGTACATCTAATTGTAATGGTGTAGATTGGGGTGTAAATATGTGTCCATGTACGAATGTACCTAGTGAATTAACACCATACGCTTGTGAAATAGCAACTGCTGGTTCCGCAATAGGATATCCTTGTACTTTAGCTACAACTGATTTTTATTGTTTAGATATTGTAGGGTGTTCTGCTTTTACTAGTACAAGTCCACCTAGTACTTTTGTTTCTGGCCCACACATTGATTTATTGACATGTCAATCAGTTTGTACTTGGGGTTGTGGTGATTGTATAAGTGATTGTTTCTGTGCAGGTCCACAACCTCCAGGCACATGTAATCCTATATATTATAATTTAGATGACTGTATTATTGGAGTAACATCTACAGCGTTTTTTGCTTCTTACAGTGGTTGTTGTGATTGTTATGAATGTTCTGTAATAGGTTCTATTAGTTATACCTACTTTGATGACCCAATGAATAGTTGGATGGTTGGTTCAGTTACTGTAACACCATTTGTTGGTAGTGCACCAGCATGGGTTGGTGGTACAAACTACTCTATAGGAGATGTTGTAAGTGCTAGTTGGGATGGTAACTCATGTTGTTATGTTTGTGTAGATGATGACCCAGCAAATCTTTGGATATTTAATCCAGGGGCATACTACCAATACTATATTAATGATTTAGTGAATAATACCCCAGTATGGCCAGGACCAGCAGGTCCAGGAGTCAACGCGAGTAATAGTGGTACTTTAGTGTGGGTACCATGTAACTCAAGTTGTAATAATCCAGTACAACAACTTACTTATGATTGTATCCCAGGCACAACAACACCATCTCCTGGTACATGTCAAAATAAAATTAAAATACCCGTAAGTCCGTTAGGTTCATCTACTGCGATTATATGGATATGTGACCCAGCAAACGGAGTACCACCAGCAACCACCTTTGATAGTTTTTACTTTGAAGGTACTTTAGGAGCAAATGCAACAACAGACCCGTGTTATGATAACGGAAATCTATTAGAAATACCTAATTATGGTAACTTTACTCAGTGTCCTGGTGACGCAGCTTTTCAAGCAGCACACATGCCATTCTACTACCAGTCCAAACAAGACTTGGTTAATCAATTAATTGCTGCTGGTTTAGCCGCAACAAATGGGATGGACTGGTACCAACTAAAAGCGTTAATAAGTGGTGTGTGTGGTGCATTTGGGTCAATTTTTGGAGGTAATTACTGTCAATGTCCATCCACACTATGTACCTGTACATCGGTAGTGGGTACAGGTGGTCAGTACGCAACTATTGGAGAATGTAATCAAACATTATTAAGTGACCCATGTTGTGGATTTTGGGTTTGTGAAAATGTTATATCCCCTCAAACCACACAACAATGTACCTGTGTGTTTGATAGTACAATTACTAGTTACAATCCCCTTATTCATTATTATAACCAAAGTGATTGTGAAAATGACCCAACTACTTGTTGTTCAGCACAAACAATGACTAGATGGTCGTGTGACCAAGTTGATTGTAATTGTATACCAGATGTATGGGGTGCATATGCTAGTCAATACGATTGTGAAAATGACCCAGCAAAATGTTGTTGGACCGGTGTAACACCCACCAAATACGAATGTAAAGTAGGTAATAATGGTTTATGTAAGTGTGTACTAGACCCAACGGGTCAATACACTAGTATTGCAGATTGTGAAAATGACACATTAAATTGTTGTTGGACTGGAATGACAGCAGAGACTAAGTATGATTGTGTCTCCAACCTTAACGGTTTATGTAAGTGTGTACCAGCTCCATTTGGTCCTTATCTTACTTTATCAGAATGTCAACAAAGTCACACTTGTTGTAATACAGGTATAACTTCTACCACAAGATATGATTGTAAAAAAACAGTTGTAGCAAATCTAGGTTTACCAGGTCAAACACTCTCGACACAAAAATGTGATTGCGTACCAACGGGACCACTGGGACAATACGCGAGCTTAGCTGATTGTTTAAATGACCCCGATGATTGTTGTTGGACAGCCACAACTTCACCTATATGTAAACCTTGTATTGGTACGATAGGACACGCGATAATTCAAAACGAATTTACAGGTGTGTGGGCACCATATAATGCAGCAGGAATGGCAACTCCTGTACAAGGGAATGGTTCAGGTGGAGTAACTAATTGGGCACCAGGATTAACTTGGGGTTATAATGAAGTCACACTTAGTCCATTGGATGGGTGTTGTTATATTTCTGTGACTGACTCAGGAACAGTTGTGGACCCTACTAGTTTTTATGACCCTTCTGTATGTTATCATAATTTTGTAAATGGATTAGCTTGTGATGGAAGCACCATATTCGCCCCAACCCCAGTAACTACCGCTCAAAGTAACGCGGGAGACTTTTCTATTTGGTGGCCTTGTGACGAAACCTGTGCTGATGCACCAGGTAAGGAGTTCGAATGTGTGAATGGTAATTGTGTGATTCAAGTAGGAGGACAATATTCCTCACTACAAGATTGTCAACAGTATTGTTGGGGTGGTTGTGATGAATGTTTAAATAGTTTAAGTAGTTACTTTAGTCTAGTACCACAATATCCCCCACTACATTTGGGTCTTTGGAGTATTAATATGGGTGGGTTTTATGCGAATAATTGTGTAGTAGACCCTACTGATGATTGTTGTTATTGTTGTGTTTTATTAGATGAGGTAGGTTGGATGGCTAATACTGGGGGTAACCCTAACGCTATAAGATGTAAAGGTGGTGACATACCAAGTCAAAATGTGGGCACTACTACATCAGCAACTTATGGGGGTTGGCAAACTTGTGGTGTTGATGTTGATGGTGCACCTTGTTTTCCTGATGGAGAATGTGAATGTTGTTCATTACATTTAGCACCCAACTTAGGTGGGTGGCCTATAAATTGGACACCATACCCTGGTAGTGTTGGTGTATATAATTATTCATTAAATGACTGTGTTACCAATGCAAAAGACGGATGTTGTTGGTGTTGTGCAAATGATAGCGGTGCTGTCGTGAATAATGGTTCGGATAGTCAATCTAATGTATCTAATATACCATGTCAAATAATTAATGGTTCATTAATTAGTAATTCAGCGACTTGGATGAATTGTGGTTGTGATGAATCAGGTGACCAATGCCCACCAGTAATAAGTAATATTACATGTTATAAATGTGTGAACACACCAACTGGATGGGCAATTCAAACAACATCAGTATCTTCGTTACCATGTCCTCAAGGATGGTCTACCGTACCACCTATTTGTGGGATACACCAACAAACACACATGTAAAATGGATTTAGACAATTAATAAAGATAAATTAGATGTTAGATATTTATAATAAAAGAATATGGGTTTAGGTATTGTAAAATATGGTGGTTGTATCCCTCCTTTAACAAAAGAAGAGGTATTAATGAATGTATGTGAAAGGCCAGAAACCCGCTCAAACATATTTATCGAGAGAGGTAAAATAACTGTCTTTGAAAGACCCCAAAGACTAGACTTAACCCCAAATATGGGAGAATTAATGTTACATGGTTATGGGTTTTATAAAATAGAAAAAGAAGCATAGTAAATGGCATTAGGAGCATACGGAATAAAAAGACCAGCAGACGTACGACCAGAAGACGCACAAGTCATTGTGCACTTCCAACCAGACAGAAGTGCAACTAGTAACTTTGTAATAACTCAATTACCAGCTACTCAAGTACTCGCACCCCACTCTCACAATACTAATACTGGGGGTAACCCTAATGAAATATTAGGTGGTTTGTATGATTTAAAATTACCTTCCTCAGTGTTTGCTCAAAAAGGTATATATACTGTATATATAAGACCTATAGAAATAAGAACAAGTATAATAGATTGTGGTATATTATCATCTCTTCCTAATGTAAAAGGTTTAGTTTTTGATTTAAATGCTATTCCAGTACAATTTAGGGATAGGTTTAGACCATCAGAATTGGTAGGGTATAGAATAGAGTATCTAGAACTAGATGGGTCCAAAAAAAGTAATTTTTTCCGAATTGTAACCTCTAATTTCTATTGTGAACCAGTAGCAGCAAAATTAACAAACCCAAATCAAATATCACCAAGATATGTATACACTAATAACAGAACAAATTTAGTTTTTTGTACCTTAACACCTACTAGTGCACCATCTAATAACCCTAACGCGATACCTTTTATAGGGCAACCAGGACAATCAGTTATAATTACTAATACATTTTTTAATCCTCTAGCTTTAGATGTTGAGATGGTAGACCATGATTTCGACACATTAGCTATAGCATTATACGGTAATCAAGCTAAGTCTATAGATACTGGTATATACACACTATATGATTTAAGTGGACTAAACAACATTTACCAACAATATGATTTATATGAAGTAAGAGATGCATTTAATGACCAATTATATGAAGTAAGACAAAATAGAGGTAACAACATAGACTTCAGTCAAGCATTTAATAATATAATAGTTAATCAATAATAAGGATGGCTAGTAATAGATTTAGATATCCCCCGGCACCACCAAACGGTCTGGGTACCTTTAGTGATAATCTAGTGGGTAATCAGTTTACGGATGGTTCATCTCAGATGACCCTAGGTAATTTTTCTACACCACAAAATTATAACAGAAGAAATAACGCAAATTATAATTTAGGTGGGTTTTCAGCACCAATCACGTTAGAGTCCTTAAATATTACTGATTTAGAATTAGCAAAATCTTTAGCTAGTAATAATTTAGAAGTTTACATTAATCACGATACTTCTGATTTAACTAATTTTGTTTTATATGGTTCCTTAAATAAAAGATTAAAAGTAGCTACCGAAAATATAATTAATTTTTTTCCGGCTGCTTTATTTGTTGATGGTGTCGACATTAATTTAAATACTGGAAATACGACCGCAACCAATATCGTATATGATGCGGGAAGAAACCAAACAACTTTCAGAGTTAATGTAAACTACCTATCCAACCCATTTGATATAGAGTTTACCACTAATGGAAATCTTATCACACACCATTTAAGTAAAGAACAAATAATCAATAACCTAGAACAGTTTGGGCATGTTAGTAATACTATAGTAAAAATTGCTGATGGTAGTGTCGCGGCAATCAGAAATTTAACTCGTGAGTATAGTAAATATGTTTTAACGTTTAGTGGTAGTGTAACCGACAAAGAATATAAAATTTTAGAGTTAAAACCACAAACAACATCAATAAACTATATTGAAGTAACAGTTAAAGGGGCACCTTTGGGTACAGCCACAACTACAACTAAACAATATTACTTAAAACCTAATAAACAAGAAAGTGAAAAACAATTCCAAGAGTTTGGTGATGTAGAATCTTTTTTGATAAACAGAGAATGTAATCCTATATATACCGCAAAATTTAAATTATTAAAAGAAACCGACCAAGGAGTTACCTACTTTAATAATGAAGAAATTACTTGGCCTTTAGAGGACGCTGTCAATCTTGATATTAGTACCAGTTCTTATACCCAATACCTAACAAGTTTAGCGAATTTGGGGGATGAACTAGATGCACAAAAAACCAATTTAATCTCTAGATTTTTAACCGCACCAGTATTGAAAGAATTTGATACTAGTGGTCAGAAAGTAGAAAAAACACTACAAATCTATGGAAGGAGTTTTGATGATATCAAAACTTTTGTGGATGGTATTGCGTATATGACTAATGTAACCTATGATGGTAAGAACAATATACCTAATAAATTAATTAAAAACTTTGCAAAAACATTAGGGTGGTCTACGCCATCAACACTAGACAATACAAAATTTTTAGATAGTGTATTAGGGGTATCAAACCCAACATATTCAGGTACTAGTATAGGGAAAACACCAAGTCAACTTGATGTAGAATTATATAGAAGAATTTTAATGAATACAGCTTATTTATTTAATTCTAAAGGTACAAGAAAGTCAATTGAGTTTATGTTAGGATTATTAGGAGCACCTCAGGCACTAATAGAATTTAATGAATATGTGGTTTTAGCGGACTCCAAAATTAGGTTAACACAACCCTTACAGTATAGATTTGGAGGGCCTGAAGAATATAGTGCATTTACCGGTACTTCAGGTTTTGGGGTGTTAGCTGACAATACTAATACTGGTTGGATATCACCTAATCATTTTAGACCAGAAAATAGGTTTACAAAAAGATGGGCACAAATATCAGGAGGGTCATATGTTAATGAGACTATTAAATTTAGTCCCGTATTATTTAGTATGGGGGTATCCCCCGCGTTTTATGTGTCTACTGGTACCACAACCCACCCATTCATTAGATACACAGCCAGTGGGGGTCAAGGTGACTACCCAGTAGACAAAGATGGGTACCCAACTAAACCAAGAGTTACGAATAACTACTTCTTCCAAAGAGGAGCTGGATGGTATGAAAGAAATGAAGAACATAAATCTGAGTTAATATTAGATGAAGATAATTCTATATTATCGGGTTGTACCCCTGTCATTAACAATAAATTTGCTCCATTTACATGGGGTGGTTTTTGGACTAGAGGGCAATATTCTGATAATTTAAAATCTCCATATTTAGATAGATTTAGAAGATTTCCCCACATGTCTTTTGGTTTTGGGTTGACTAGAGTTATAGATGATAAAAAATCATGGTCATATGAGTCACCCGGACCACAAACCAGAGATTATACATTTAAAAATAGAGATGCCTACTATCAAACCAACAATGAAAAACTAGTTTTAAATGTTAAAAATGTTGAATTAAGTTTAAATATAGGACAAGGTTTAAGTTATGATGTTTGGAGACAATCCGCCCAAAGTAATTGTTTCTTTAGTGGGGGGTCACTACCATCACTCTACCCAAACTCAGGAGGTACCTGGGACTCTACAAATCCACAATGGAACGCAAAATTACACGACTTTAAAACATTTAACCAACACTTCTGGAAAAATTTTATAGACGCAAAGAATAGAATGACTATAAGTGATGGTAAAACAGGTGGTTACCCTACATTACAACAAATGTATTTAGATTATTTAAGAAATAATTGTGGTGATAATAATAAATATACATATACAAAAATGTTGGATTACGCCCAGTCTATGGGTGATTATTGGGTTAAGATTATTGAACAATTAGTTCCTTCTACTACCCTATGGTTAAGTGGGGTTAAAATACAAAACTCAGTATTTCATAGAGATAAATTTGTGTATAGGTGTTATAATGTAACTGGTACTACAATAGTGAGTGCATTAACAGGAAGCTTTACGGTATCACCAACAGGATATACGTCTTATCCAGCTCCACAATACCAACTTAGAATTGGGGAAACAACACCACCTACACCACCTACTCCCGGGACTAAATATTATAATAATATATTAACAGGAGAAACACCCAATCCAATATCTAGTTATGCTAACTCATATAATATAGATAATAGAGGGCAATTATTTGGTAGTGAAATAGTAAGTGAAGTTACTAATTTATTAAGTGATGGGTTTATAGGTAATAAAAGAAAATATAGAACCAAGTCTTTATTTACAAAACAAGGAAGTGTAAATAATCTTTTATGTGTAGATAGTCTCAGGAATTACGAAGATATAGATAGTTGGGTAATAAACTATGATTTAAACATAAAAGGAGACAACCCCATAACACCAACGCAAAGTGGTGGTGGAAGACCTAATACACCAACAACAGGTAACGCATCACCTAGATTAGGTGGGTCAAACACCACAACAGGTGGTGGTGGTATGTCTAGTGGTGGTGGTTATTAATTAAAATGTATTATGGCAATTAAAGTATATAAAAATAAAATAGATTTAAGAGTTCTAGCTGATAAGTTAGATTTCATTTTTTATGCGTCAGGTACATTAAATGGTGTTGGGTTTAATAAAAAAAAGACTTTTACACTAACATATGATACTACACGTCCTATAGAAGCGGTAATGAAAACAGAAACTAATGGGACTGAAAGATTATTTCTAAAATTTCCTAGTAGCCATATGAAAATCCACAATACTAGTGAGTTACTTACTCTCGCAAAATCAGATATGGTATTAGAGGTTTTTAATAATAAACAAGGGGTGTATGGGTTTGAAAGTGTTAAAGGTAAAAAATGGGGAGCTTTTCTTTCTCACCCTAATTATTTTGACGCTAACCCTTCTTATGGTAATCGTAGTGGTAGTGGAGCGTTAAAAAGTTTTGGTAGAAGGATAGGTGGTAAATTACACGCTTTACAAATGGTCCTTCCTGGAGTGAGACTGAATAGAAAAACCCTACAAAACCTATCATTCGACTTAGATATTTTGATAGAAAGTGAAAACCAATACATAAATTCTCTAGGTTTAAAAGTTAGTAAGAATGACACGATTACCGTCAAGGGAGCGATTATGGATATAATTCCACCAAGACAAATTATAAATCAAACACCAAACATAAGACTTGAAACAACATATATTAATTTAAAAAATAAAGATTTAGCTTCTCGAGAGGTTATTCATGATTACAAAAAACAATTATTTCCGTTTAATGCGGAACCAGATTCTATAAATTTAGTGGAGAGTAAAGTATATGCGGTAGAAAATAGACTTAATCCAGATGTTAATTTAAGTAACCTTAATTTAACCCCAGATAATGTAGTTCAGATACCTTATAATGTTTCTAGAGTTGTTTTTGATAACGAAATTAAAGAGAGTAAAAAATATTTTAAATATGGTAAAGAAATATATCAGTTAGATTGGGCACAAGAATTATTTAATAATGATAGAGTAACCGATTCTAGTAGATGTTATTCATTAAGATTCGCTAATAAAGAACAATTAGTAGCATTCTCTGAAAAATTAAAATCACAACAAATTGGTAATATAGAAACCTACCCAACAGTAAATGATAATGGTAGAACAAGTTACATTAAGAGAACGTATAGTAAAGTTTCACAATGGGTAGAAAGAACCCTCCTAGACCAATTTTCTGATGTCACATTTTCTTATTTTAGTGATGGACTAATCAAAACTATACTTTGTTGCCCAAGAAAGAAAACATGGGTTAATGGAGATAAAGGAAGTCAGAATAATCTACACACCAAGGGTGGTGAATTTTTATTAGACGGTAGTGACTATGTTGGTTACTATCATCGTCATGACGGAATACCAATGGTGGGAAAAAAACACAGTAATGAACCACATGCTACCTTAACAGAGTTTTTTAACTACTCACCGATTAGTGCAAATAGTAAAACAGATTTTTTATTTACAACCTACACTAATAAAACCGATGCTATATATTCGGGGTTTAGTACGACAACAACCAATAGATATAAGGTTAATGACACTTATGATTTATTTATGACTGGAGATACCTTTTCAGCAGGAACCAGTATTCCCATATCTAATATAACACCACAAAAACCATTACCACTTATAGATGACTTAACACATAATTACAGACCTTACTCCTTTAATGAGGTATACAACTCAAACGGAGGAAGTGTTATATTAAATAATGCAGTGACTGGAGATTATTTTACATACACAGCTAACACTAATGGTATCTATAGGTTTACCTATAAAGCGTATTTGGATGTAAAATATACGGATACAAAATGGTGTGATTATATAACAAGAGCGTATCCATCAGGGATGACAGGTACTTACCCTAGTAGTGATTATGAAATAAAAAGACTAATTAATACTTCTATTATACAAGCTGGTGAAGATGAAACTAGAACTGTTATACAAGATACTAATTTTAAATTTCATCCAGGTTACAAATTTAAGAGAGATAATGAAGAAATTGTAACAAATATACCCCTAAATAGTGGGTTACTTAATTTTAACTTTACAGTAAGTTTAGATAAATATAATTCTGGAAGTACAGCTAGTACAACATTAAAGAAATTTAATATATTAAGGAGTAAAATATTTGGTGGAGCTAATGACTACCTAACTTTACCAGTTAGTCAGAATGACAAATCTTTTAGTGGTGACAATGTATGTGTGTTAAGTGGGGTATCGTCATCCACTATTTTCCACAGACAAATACCAATAACATTGGATACTGGGTTTATAAACTTATTAAGTGGACAATCAATAACATTAAACTATAATACTAACTGGACAGCAACTTCTAAATCTAATTATTTTGGTGAGACAGGTGGTACTAGTAACCTAACAATTAATTTAGGTCATAAACTAGATTTTTCTGGAAATACTACGGAAGCACCTTGGTTTAGAGGTGTGAAAGTAGGTAATTATTTTACTAATAAAATATTATTTTTTGATTCTACCCGTAAATCCAAAGCTTTTAATATGGTTAATGGTGGAGAAACTAGAAAAGTACATTTAGACGGAGCCCTATACCTTAGTGATAAAGAATGTGGAAATATAGTGAGACCTATAGTTGATACAACCACCTTCAACACCCTAAGTTTTATTGATAGTACAGGACCTAACGATATGTTGGTTTGGGACAAAAAAACAAACACACCAACCAATACGTGGCAATATCTAATAGAAACTAATAAAATTAAAGATTATACTCTAACACAAGGTAATAAACAAAATATGACCTTTATGAAAGAAGATGGTAAGTTTTGTTTCTACTTACCTACCTATAATATGGATTATGGGGGGAAGTGTGATTTTACGTTTCCACAAATTAATCAATCCTATGTGATAGAAAACACATTTAAAAATATGTTTGGTGATAAACTTAAACACTATATTGTGGTAACACCCGACTGTAATTTTTATAAACCATGTTCACCCGCAAAAGTCAATACCGCTTATAATATTTTACATAAAAATACCCCAGAAAATTGGAGATTAGTAAACGTAAATAAAAAAATAAGAATAAATGGTAAGGAAATTAAAATAATATCTAGTCACTCTCATTACAATCCAGCACCTCTAACGTTAGCGGGTGACTTCAAATGTCAATATTATTGTAAATGTGGACAAGATATAGCAGAAGATATTGGGATAGACCCAATTTACGGTGTAAGTGACGTATACACTAACTTAGAACTATTGAATTGTGAAGAATGTTATAAAGAAGCAGAAATTCACTGTAAAAGTTTATACAATACGTGTAAACCAGTAATGGTAGGTAATTGTGATAGTAATGACTTTATTCTAGAAGCAGATGGTACTATAGTTAAGAAAGCTCCAGTTGGTACAACTTTAACTAACGGTATGACAGGTGTAATGGGTAGTGAAAGTGATGGTGGTACAAGACCACCTGTTGGTGAACCTGGAGGTAAACCAGACCCAGTACTTGATGAAGAGGATAGAGGATTAGAGGGTGAAGGTAGAGGTGGACCTAGAGGAAGACCAACTTACGAACCACCTACTGAAACTAGGGGTGGTGTGAGTTATGTTTGTGTTGATGGCGTTTGTTTCGCCTATGATGGTGGTGCCCATGATGGACCTATATACTCTAGTTTGGATAGTTGTGTGGCGAAATGTCAGGCAACCCCACCCCCACCACCAGATACACCTTCTGGTGAAGAAAAAGAGAAGGGGGGTGCAGCAGACATAATAGATGAAAGAGAGGAAAGAGAGGAGCCTACTAAGACTAAGGATGAAAAAGATGCACCAGTAGGTAAAGACATATATAGTATGTCTGCTTTTGACGCTGATAAAGAAGGAATCTGTAAAGCAGGTTATTACTGGTGTGATTCTTTAGGTAAGTGTATAAGTTTAAAAGAACCTTGTAAATAAGTAATAATATGGCAATATCTGACATGATAGAAGGAACAAGTGGAATAGTCTCCCAAGACGGGAAGATAAATATAATAAGTTTGACTATAGAAGACACATTAAGTGGTCAATGTGGGGGTGCAATATATAATTTAGAAATTTCTGGAAATAGTACTACGTCCCCTTATAGTGTGGTGTGGTCGGGAATAAGTAGTTATTCCGCCACCTCCTTCAATCTCTATAATTTATGTGCTGGTGAATACCAAGCGGTAATTACAGATACAACAGGTGGTACGGGTACAACTAATATTTTATTAACAGGTCAAACCAAACCAAGTCTAAGTGCGAGTTTAGGGGAAGACGGTTGTATTCTTGACCCAAATAAAAAATGCACAATAACTGTCTCAACCGCAACGACAACCACACCTACATATAGATACGAATTAGTAAAAGATAGTAGGGTGGTGGATATTCATTACGGTTCGACAGCAGACACGACACATACTTTTACAGATGTAGAAAATGGTATGTATAGTGTTAGTGTTATTGAAGAAAGACCTTTAAACATAACGGAAAAACCAAATTTAACTGGTTGTAGATATGATATGTATAATGATGGGGGAGCTTATAGTGGGTGGAATATAACCACTTTATTTAATACTTGGAATTCTTGGGCACCACGAGCTCCCAGAGTTATGAATTTCCCACCTACTTATGGACCAAATACCCATTCTTCAGAATCTTGGAATATTGATTTAGGTTTGGGTACTAATGGTTATGTTTACGCTAATAACCCATATGTGTGGTTATATACTGGTACTTCAGAGAGTAGAAGGAGTGATAACACTAAAAACTGGTATATGGGTGCAAGTGCATATACGATTAGTGAAGGAGATAATATAGGACCTTCCGGACCTACAGCGAGTGCTGGGGATGTAGGGTATTTTTATTATAATACGTTTATAAATAAATTTTTAGTTTGGTGGTTCGGTGTTCCGGGAAGTTACGGTTGGGTAACGGTTGACCCTAGGGTTAATTATGGTATAAATGGTAATCCTGTCTCTATGAGGTCACTAACCGGTACAACCAACGGTATTTCTAATGTTGACGTGGATGCAAATGACTATACTGTAAATTCTGCTGGTAATGTAGCCTTGGCTAGTGCTGTGGTTAATACCGCTCCAGGTGCTCTCAGAAAATTTAAGAGTTCAACAACTGGAAATTTTGGTTTATATAATGGAAAGGTAAGTAGATGTTCTTACTTAAATTATACATGGTCTACAGCATTTAACTCTACTGATAGTGATGATGATACCATTAGTATACTTTTAGCGTCTTTTAGAGATGAAGATGGGGTGCATGGACCAACAGGTGTGACTCATAGTCTTCACTTAAATATGAAGGCAGGAAGTGGAAGATTTAGTCTAATAGACAATATAGCCAATAGTGCCTACGCTAACAGTTATTATAGTGGAAATAGATTTAGGGATTGTCGTGTAAGTGGTAACTGTGCTACTAATCCATATTATGTCAATACTATACTAGCAAATACGGGTTCAAAAGTCCCTATAACAGGGTCCATTAACTGGAACGCAGAAGGTTCACTAAGAACTAGAATAACTAGAAGAGGTGTGTATGGTGAACAATTTAAAATAGAGTTTACAGATACAATGGGTGTTGCAGCATCCGCTACAAAAGCAGCAGGAGCGGCAAATCCATATAATTCAGACTATACAATTAATTTAAATTTATTGGATAAATCAACATGGACTGGAAATACTATTAGTTCACCAGAATGGTTAAGTGAAGATGCTTTATGTAAATATCTAGGGTCTACTAGGATTGGATTTTCTTACTCCTCCCAAGAATCTGTTAATTTTTACCATATGCAATTCACAGGGACACCGTTTGAAAGTTATGTGGAGGTACCATCTTGTGGGAGTTCCCAAGGACCAAGCAACTCCGTTACTATTACCGCGACAACTGCTAGTACTCTTAATATCACACAAACTCAACCCACACTTCCAGTTACTAGTACCGAACCTGGAGTGCCTACAATTAAACCATCCGTTAAGGTGACAATGCAAACGATGCCAAACCCAACCCTAACAATTAATGGGATAAACAGGCCATATGTTACATCTACCGATACTGTAGGTGGGATTCCAGAGTTAAACGTCTATAACTCTAGTCAGTCTGGTAGTTGTGACATCCAACTATATTTTGGTGGGGAAAATGATGAAATACTTTTTGGTAACGCATACCCTAAATTTAGGGTATATCCTTATTTATTCGAGACTAATGAAGTAGCGACCATACCCGAATATGAAGTTATATTTGATTCACTACCTAGTTATTTTCATGAAGATTTACAAAGTACGATAGTAAGTGCAAGTACTACTTTACCCCTGTCTAGTTTTACCTCTAGTGCATGGCAATTTATAATAAAACCTAGTTATATATTTAAAGATAAAAAATCATTAAGTGAATATTGGATAGATACAGCTGTTTACCCACCATCACCCAATGTAGACATAAAACAAGATTTTTACCTAGTATTGGTAAATAACCCCCCAACACCAAAACTACATTTTGGTGACTTTAAGGTACCAACAGAAATGTCTTTACTGTACACAGAACAAAGACAATTACAAGGTTTACCAGAAGTAACTACGGCAGCTTATTCTTCTTATACGTATGTAATGACTCTAAGTAATAAAATATCTAATAGTGGACCATTAGTTTATGTAAATGGTTTATTATTAACAGATGGGTTTAGTGGTGCTACAAGTGGTGCACCCCAAACAGGTGATTACACTTTTAATGCTTCGACCAGAAGTGTTATGTTTTTTAAAGAAACAGTGAGAAATTTAGATGTTGTACAGTTAGTTTATGATGCTGTGGCAGACTCCTACATACAAACAGTCACTATCCCAGCAAGTATACCAACATCTAGTACAGAAACAATATATGAAGAAAATGGATATTACTATATCAACCTAAATAAACAATCCTCTGGTGGTATCTCTATCGCACTAAACGGCGTTACACAGACACTAAACAAAGACTACCAACAAGTTAGTTCTAGAAGAGTGCAGTTATTAAGAAATACTAGTGATTATGTAAGTGGAGATACTCTAGCACTATTCTATAGAACCATTTACCAAACTATTTCAAGCACATTAACTAAAACACCAGAAATTCCAATAAACTATACTAAAGATAATAATTTAGAAGAGACTATTATAGTAAAAATGTATGATGAAAATGGTGACCTAACCCAACAAGAAACCTACAATATAGGTGTGGAGGAAAGAGGCCCAATAAAGAAAACATGCCAATTAAATCCACCTCAACCAGGTAAATATAGTTATGAGGTTTTGGTAAAAAGAGCGTACCCATTAATTAATAGAGACACCATATATACGGAGTCTCAGAGTGAAAGGGTACCATTTGAAATAAGTAGAAGTGTTTTTTATACAGACAACTCGTTTAGACAAGGGGGTACACAGACATTTAATAATTTATATTAATATGATGACTTTGAATTACAAGGGGGTATAAAACAAAATAAAATGTATTTATGATTAAAGGAAAAAAACTATGAGTTATATAATTAAAAACAACACACAAGGAGCGATTGTTGCACGGTTAACAGACGCCGGTAGAAAAAAATTATCAGAAGGTAAATTAAATATAGGATTATTCCAGTTGGGGGATAGTGAAATGTGTTACAATTGTTATAACACAACTTTACCATCGGAATATGCGGGATTAAATATTTTACAAGCAGAACACAACGCACAAAATATACTACCCCTACCTGAAAAAAATAAAGGACATGTAAAATACCCGATTAGTGGAGGTATAACTAGTGGTGATACATTTGGACCAACAATACCACAACATGTACATGAAGAAGTGTTTAATACTGCTACACCTAGAGGGTTTTTTCAAGTACCTAGTACAACTACTCCTGGGGTATATACTTATTTTACAGCTCAAACAAATTCAAATTATACACTATCTTCTAATTGGTTATTCTGTGTGTCAGCAATGACAGGAACCAGTAGTATGCAGATAACAAGTGCAAATTGTGGCACACAAAGTTACACACCAGTAAACGGAGATTTAATCTCTGTTACATATGAATTTTTTGGTAATGATTGTGCTCAATTAAACTACACGGCAGCATCTCAAACTCTATTTTACCAAGTTCAAGCAGGGAATACTAATTCAGCACAAACCGCCATAGAATTAAATATTACGGTAGATAGAAATTTACCCAACTATACTGCTGCACAATATTCGGGTATTACTGGGGTATGTGCACATGTTAGAGTCTACCCACCTTTATCCGCAAATCCAATGACTACTTCTAGTATTTATAGTACCGCGGCAACTAGTACGTATTGGTGTAATGATACCTTATCTTTTAATAATTGTGCGAGTTTAAACACTACTGACACTAAGATATGGAATATGAATATAAATTGGACCCATACAGTAGCTGGGGTAGATACCACAGTATATTTAGGGGATACCTATTATGGTTCTAGTGGTTATTGTGGTTCTAAAGAGTATTTTGGGTTAAATAGTAATAATGGACAATCATTTAGTGACCAGTATATTGATAGTTACCACCCTAATGTTATAGGTGGTACTTTTTATTACGATTCTTGGGACAACTTACGTATTGTTTTACCATCAGAACAAAAATGTGCTGGAATGATTCACTACACCAACAACACTACAACTGATTTTTATGGTGAAAAATTTGCTTTAAAACAACAAGCTTTTTGTGGGGCACAGAGGTGTATTGGTGAGGCAAGAAATTTTAAATTACACCTACCTTGGTTAATGTGGCACAAGAAAAATGCTATAGGTTCTGGTACAGGTAGTGGAGCCGGTAACGAGACAATTTTAGGTCAAACATTTTATGTAGACCCACCAGGATACCCAGGAGCGTTTCCAGCAGACGGTAATCCACATATAATGTTATCTACACCTAATAGTAATATGAATGATGATGGTTTAAGGTATTATCATATATGGGATGATAACTCAGGTAGTGGAGACACACCTAATAGAGTGGGTAAAGTATTTCCAGATTATAAGATGATGGTTATAGATGACGAAGAGTTACTAACAGCAATGTCTTATAAATCTAATAGAAGTTTTACTTTACCAGCACCAAAGACAGAAAAAATACCAGCAGGTACTACATGTGCTACTGGATGTACAACAGGGGTGGTACAAGCAGCAACGGATTCCATATATCTAACATACATGTTCTACAATAGTGCAGGGACCTCAACAGGTATTCACTGTAATTATTATGTCTACGAAACTTTAGAGGTGGGTGAAAACCTATTTGATGTTGGGATAACATTTGGTTCCGAGTTCCCATATTTAAGAGATTTAGGGAACGCCTCAGGACTACCAAATGCATTTAGTGGTACTGGTTTTGAAGCTGACAGACTTTACATATTAACACAAGTAGTTGCAAGTGGGTCAGAACCTTCTCCTTCTGCTTGGAAGTATAAAGATGTTACATCGGAAATACCTAATCACACAGTAGGTAATAAAATATTAGCAACCAATTTAATTAATCATACTTTTTATTTAACTGGTAATGACACAGATAGTGGGTGTATCTATAATACTGTTTCGGCTATGACCGCCTACAATTTAAACGACTTTATAACAATACCACAAACAGACGAAACCAAATTAAATTTTGGGGACGAATACTTTTTTTATGGTACGGTAGAAACCGATATCATGGCGACAATATATGAAATGAGACACGTAGTACAACTTGGGTCCACACAATACCTAACACCAACCAACCCAACGTGGTTAGATTATACGGCTGTACCATCTAATCCATCAGTAACACCAAAAATTACGGAAATTGGTCTATATGATAACGAAAATGGGTTCCCAGATTTAATGGCTATTGCTAAATTGCAGTCACCAGTAGATAGAACGGGTACACAGCAATTTACAATATCTATTGATTTTTAATGGCATACTTAAATATACATAATAATGCACTGTCCGGCAATACATTTAGATTATACCTATCAGACTATGGTAAATTTACTTTAGCTTCTACAGGTAGTTTATATAATTCTATTGAAAAATTTGGTTTAAGTGATAAAGATATAGATTATAGAAGATTTACTACTGGGGGTACATGTCAGAGTGAGAGTGGGTTAAGTGCCTTAAGTAGTTCATGTTTTTATGACTTACCAGACGCAAGAGGAGGGGAACTAACAACCATGTCAGGTGGTATAGTGACTTACGCTAGTGTAATGGTGGGACCAAGATATGAAGTCCAAACAGGACTATCTAAGTTATTAACCACTAACCTAGGAATAGCACCACAACCTTCTAATATTTGGTTAAAATACAATGCACCAAACGAATCAACTGATATAGAAAATCCTGATAGTGGAATATTTAATACTTGTTGGAAACTTAGTTATTCTGTAGTCCCTTTTTTCCCATCATTTTGTTGGGTGTGTGCAGATTTTAACAAGAATGAAGAGATTGATGTGGATGATTTAAAAATATTTTTAAATTTAATGGGTAATAAACAAGATGGTACACAGGAGTTGGTAGGGGATTTTAATGGTGATGGTTTGGTTGACATGGAAGATTTTAATATATTCATTAATTGTATGAAACATGCAGGAAAGGATATAATGAATTTTTGTAATGATAAAGAAGTTTTTTGTTTACTTTGTGAACATTTAGGTAAAGATTCACCATGTAATGGAGATTGTATAGGGTGTATATAATAATAAAATAAATTGGATAAGTAGATAATTATATAATAAGAGAATACTAATATGGGATATATTAAAAGTGCAACAACGACAACAATACGAATACAACTCACTGAAGATGCTAGGGAAAGAATGCTAACATCCTCAAACTTTATGGGTTTATTTGATAAGTTTGGTATTTCTGATAGTGATATTGATTATAGAAATACACAAAAACATGCAGATACCACAACAACTAGTAATAACTCTGCACAATTAGGTTTTTTACCAGATGTAACGGGTAATGACACAACTTTTAGAAATGCGGTAAGTAGTGGATATAAACAAAAAGATTTTGTTCATGTAACACCAGCTAGTAGTAATGTGATAACAAGTCCTAAAAAATATGTCGCATTAGGATTTTTAAATAAAAATAATCAAGTAGATTACTATAGGGATAATATAGAGATAGATGTTTACTTACATGATTATTTTGTTTTATGTAAATTATTAGCTTCTAGATATATAAATGACCACAAACAAGTATTATCTAGTAACCCAACTGGGATTACACAAGCCTTTAACACTTACTTTAGTGATACTTTAGATGTAAAAAATACTACTGACTATGACCAACTTCTAAATACTTTGTCTCAATATGGTGTAACACAATATTTAAACTTTTGGGACTCTATAAAAATATATGATGGAACTTCTCTAAGAGGGGGGACGATAAAGTTAGTGGCGGATAAAGACTATTCCTACTACAACTCATTAGCGTTAGCGGGAGGTGCGTTTATGAATAGAGGGGAACATAATGGTATAGATTATGCAGGTACCAATATAAAAGGTACAAAAATTGCATCACCATTCTCTATGGTATTCACACCAGGTTTAAATGAATCTTCTTCACGTTATATAAGAGGGACAGGGAGTGCAGGTATAGGATTTGGAGCTTATGATACTGGTTACGTAAACGCAGGAGGATTAAGTGCATGGGACAGTAATACAAACGCTTATCCTATGTTTAATATGAATAATACATTAAATGGTTGGTCTAGTGAACAATACGACATTAAGTCAGTTTTTGTTGGGTTTGTAACAAGTATAGATATGGAAAGTGTAGTTACAACCAATACTGGAGGTTTTGGTGATAAAGGATACGATAACATTACTACGACTATCCCAAGTGCAAGATTAGTACTTAATGTAGCTACTAGTGATTTAAGCCCAACATATTACCCAATTAAGATAGAGAGATTAACAACTCAAGTAGGTGGGTATATAAACGTAAATGGTCGTGAAAATAAGGGTATACAAATAACAGAAACAACTAATCCAGTAGATACATTCGGATTGATGTTAGGTTCACTAGAGTATAGTTCTAGTTGGAACAGGTCTCAACAAGGACTACTTAGTTCTTCACCATACTTTAACTTATACCCATCAAAAGATAATGGGGAAGTCTCAGTAGCAGCAAGAGTAACCTCACAACAACAACCATATTATACTTTAGCCACTAGAATGATGAAAATGGCTGATGGTATTTTTGTTAATGTTGGTGGGCAAAATAATAATTTCTGGCAAACTGATACTTATTCTGGTGGTTTTAAGAGTGGAGTTAGTGGTGCCAGTCTTACCGACTATAATATATCAATACCTATAAGATGGCAAATATTTTCTGTAGCAGACCCAAGTGCCGCACCTTGTACAGTTACTGTTAGGTTTAAGTTTAACAAAAAGGCAGTAACTAATTCTATTTCATATAATAATGTGGATTCACAAAATTATTATAGAATATATGATAACGCTACATTTAAATGGTATGGAGAAGCGGGAGCTGACCAGACTTCTTATTCTGATGACCCAAGAGGTCATGGGTATACCACAGGTAGTACTTATGCTTGGCAAACAGAAGGGGGTAAATCATTGTACAGAAAATTAATAAGTGGACAAAAAATACAAATATAATTATGAATACAAGAGCATTAGAATTTTATAGAAAAAATAGTAATTATACGGAAAATAGTATAAAAGCCGGTACGCAACAACTTATGTATTTCGACACCCAGTCAATTCCTGGGGGTGGAAGTAGATTTGTAGATTCTATTAGGGCAAATAATGGATTAAAATTTTATGGGACACCAGGAGAGTACAGTGCAAATTATAAAGCCTCTAAGTATATTACCGCTTTAACACCACCTAATAAAGGTAAAGTTATGTTTGTTAATTATCCTAATAGTAACACAATTTCTAAAAAAGAACCTTTTCCTGGTATACAGGAGAATGATAATGGACGTTCAGACGGAAGTCCTTTTCATATGGTTATGCTTTACTTTGCTGGTAAAAGTTCATTAACTTTGGATACAAACCCTAACTCAAATAACTATAAAAACTGGATTTAAAATGGGAAAACTTAAAAAAATACAAAATAATCAAAAAAGTATAAAAACATTAGTGGTTCCTTTTAGTGGGAATGGTTGGAATACAATTAGTGGTAGTACTTTAAAATTTACAGCCGCTCAAAGAGACCCTAATAATGGAAGAGCATTTTCTAATCTATATTCTTCATTTTCTTTACCAGCAATTTCTGGTGATGTAACATCTTTTGAATCAACATGGGCAAGAAATGGGGTAAGTGCACTTAGTCAAGACGATATAATTGTTTTTGATATACCAAGTACAGAATACGGGACCTTAATAGATGGGAGAACTGTTAAACTAATGTTCGCTAATGATACTGGAGGTACATATACATTATATAGTTCCTATTATGACCCACTACCAACCTCATCAGATAATTCAGACGCCGCAGAGTATTTTGGAAACCCAACTATACCAGGTAACATACAAGGCAGTCCTGGTATGGCAACATCGAATGTGGCATTTTTATTCTGTGATGATATTAGAAAACCTTCTTTAGCTAGTTCAGTAACTGCTATAAATAACTGGTCAGATGGATGGCAAATAAATGTAATACCTAACGGATACCCAAACGGGGGTACTGACAATTTTAGATTTACAGACGTTGTTTCCAGCTCAAATACTCCTAAGGCTTATGCTCAATCACAAGACTTACCAGTGGGTGTAGTTTATCTAGATAAAGGATTTGCTGTAATCACCGACCCAACATTAAGACAACATTTTGATTTTTCAGGAGCTTCATCCGCATCCACTAAACTTTATGATGGACCTTCTTCCGGATTTACCCAAATCTGGTATACAGCAGGAACTTCAGGTTTATGTAGTTATTATTCATTTGAAAAAGAAATACAGATACAATTAGATTTAGTTGCGGGTTCTGATGAATTTTATATCACGGAAAATCAAACAGCGGCAAGTGCAGATGCACCGTATTATGGTGCTGGTGGATTAGATACCGGAATACAATTCAAAACACCATTTGGGGACATCCAAAGTGTCTGGAACCTTTCCGATGTGAGTTCAACATATATAACTGAAATAGGGTTATATGATGCACAAAATAAATTACTAGCGATAGCAAAACCAGATAGACCGATAGAAAAAAAGAAGAACACCCCAACCACTTTACAATTGATTCTTACTTTCTAAATTTACTGTATGGAAAAAATAGGAAAAACCCCTAAAGTATTAGGGTTAGATATATCAACTAAAACAATAGGTTGGGCACTTTTTGATATTCAAAGTCAAGACTTATTAGAACTTACGCACTTTTCACCTAAAGTTAAACCAAAAAAAGAGGATAAGATTGATGAAATGTTGGTTAAAGCTGACCACTTTAAAAATAAACTAATAGATTATAAAAATGTCGGAATTACCAAAGTCATAATAGAAGAACCACTTATAAACTCAAATAATATTCGTACGGTAGCTACTTTGATGAGATACAATTCCTTTATAACTAGATGTATCTACGACGTATTGGGTATAGTACCTAATTTTATATCAACTTATAACTCCAGAAAATTCGCTTTTCCAAATCTCGTACAGGAAAATAATAAGGGTAGAAAAGTTTTATTCGGTGGTTATGAAATCGGGTGTGATAAAAAACATATTATTTGGCAACAAGTTTCCAATATACTACCAGAACTAAGTTGGTCGTATACACGTAACAATACACTAAAAAAAGAAAATTTTGATATGTGTGATGCTTATACATGTGTTTTAGGTTACATGAAACAAAATCAAATTTGGTAATTGATTCCCTATAAAAAATTCCATACATTTATCTTATGGAAGATTCACCACTACTATTAGAACTACTACAAGATGTGTTAGGGGATATAAATGCTCACTACCCTAGTAAAGGACAAATATCATTCGATTGTCCAGTTTGTTCTTATGATATTAAAGGATTAGATAAGGGAGATGGTAAAGGTAACTTTGAAGTAAATTATCATCAGGGGGTTTTTAAATGTTGGGCCTGTTCAGAAACTTATGGGACTCACGGTTCTTTAAATAAATTATTCCTAAAATGGGGTACTAAAAGAAATAAAAGTACTTGGAGGCTCATAGGTGGAGATTTCATTAAAAAAGTAGAAAGAAAATACGAGGATGTAACACTACCTAAAGACTACATATCTTTTAGTAAAGCGAATAAACTTACTATACCCTATAAAGAGGCTTACAATTATTTAAGAAAAAGAAATATAAGTGATAAGTTAATAAATCAATATTGTCTAGGGTACACTACTGAAGGTAAGTATAGAGGAAGAATTATAGTTCCCTCTTTTGATGAAAATAATGAAATTAATTATTTTGTTTCTAGGTCATATGTGGGTCACAAAAATAAGTATAAAAATCCTGAAGCTGAAAAAGATAAAATAATATTTAATGAACATTTAATAAATTGGGAAAAAGATATATATTTAGTAGAAGGTGTTTTCGATATGTTTTTTATTGAAAATTCTGTACCACTTCTAGGTAAGAGTGTGAGTGATAAATTATGGTCAAAATTATATGATAACGCTAAAAAGAATATAGTTATATGTTTAGATGGTGATGCTTGGGAGGATGCACAAAAATTATATAGAAAACTTGAGGGTGGTAAACTAAATGGTAAAATAAGACTTTTAAAAGTACCTAAAGATAAGGATGTTGGTGAATTAGGTGGCGTAGAAGGACTAAAAGAAATAACATTACTATAAAATGAAAATTACTAGAGAATTAGCAAAGTTTAATAATATAAAGTTTCACGATAAGGAACACATCTATTATTTAGATGGGGTAAAAACAAAATCAGTAACCTCAATAATAGGTAAATATAAACACCCATTTGATAAGGATTATTGGTCACAAAAAAAAGCTGATGAGAGGGGCATAACTAAAGAAGAAATTTTAAAAGAGTGGAAATATAAGGCAGATTTTTCATGTGAAAAAGGTTCAGCTTTTCATGAATACGCTGAAAACTTTTTAACTAATAAATTGTTCCCTTTTCCGGAACACAAAATTACTGAAGCTTTAGGTAGTGTAGAACACATGTTAGAATGTAAAGGAGCTGTAGATAAACTAACAGAGATGTTTAAGGAATTCTACGACAAGTCTTTTGGTAAACTTATCCCCGTAAGAGCAGAGGTAGTGGTGGGGGACAAAGAATGGGGTGTTACAGGTATGATTGACCAACTATTCTATAATGAGAAATCTAAGAAATTAGAAATATGGGACTGGAAAACTAATAAGGCCATAAAAAAAGAAAATAAATGGCAACAGTTCAAACAACCACTTTCTCATTTAGATGTTTGTGAATTAAACACTTACTCGTTACAATTATCGTTTTATAAATTAATAGTAGAAAGAAATACAGAATTAGAGTTAGGTGATAACTACATAGTGTGGTTTAACGAAAATAATGAAACCTATAAAATTATGAAGTGTTATGATTTTAGAAGTGAAATACTAAAAATAATGGAAAAAAAATAGGGTTATGGTAGACAAAAAAGAAACACAAGAAAGTTGGTTTGGTGAACCACAATCACAAGATATAATAAAAGTTAAAATAAAAGACCTAATTCACTCAGGAAGATATAACAACAAAGGAATTGTTAGTGTCGGTAAGAAATCAGTAGAAGATATTGAAAAAGAAAAAAAAGAGTGGAAAGAAGACACTAATACATGGGCTAGAATTAAAAGGTCAAAATTTTTATTCTTTTTACCTGGTGGGGGTGTCTATCCTTGGGAAAGATTAAAAAGTAGTATAGAAAGAAATGGGTACCTACCAGAAAAATATGGGTATATACTAGTACGTGAAAAAAAAGATAATAGAAAAAAAAAGTGGGTAATAATAAATGGTAATCATAGGTTAAAAGTACTAAAAGAGTTATATGGGGATGAACACGTAATAAATGTCAGAAGAACATTCAAGACAGAAGTTCCAGACTTTAAAAATCAATTTTTAGAACTACCTCTTATGTTTTTTCCAGCTCTAATATTTTTTGTGGTGTATTTACTAGGGTCCCTCTTATTAACAGGTTTTACAATATTTCTGACATTGTCTATTTTTAAAGATAAAAATGATAGTAAACATTATCTAACAGACATTCACCCACTTAAAGGTTTGGGGTACATATATAAAAAGATGCCCAAACTTTACGAGCTTATCATTACGATTTACTATAACTTAGGTTACGTAATTGCTGGTATTATACTATTATTTTTTGTGTACAACATATTTTCTAACTACTGGGCACAATTTTTTATAATGTTAGGGATTACATTAATCCTTAGTACGATTATTAGGGTGGTGATTGATAAATTAAAATTAGATAAAACACCGGAAACTCTTACCCTAAAAGACTCAATACAACTACTTAAAAAAAATGATAAATAAAATAATACATTACTCGGATTTACATTTAAAACTCTATAAACAACATAAAAGAGACAAACGAGTGTTAGAACAAGCATTTAAACTTTGGGAAAAAGAAAAACCAGACAGGATAGTTTTTACTGGTGATTTTGTCCACTCCAAAAACCAAATGACACCAGAACTAATAAATCTAATGTCTTGGATTATGACAGAAACAGCTAAAATTTGTAAATGTATTTATTTAATTGGTAATCATGATTTTTTAGAAAATAATATAGATAGGGTAGATGCTTTATCACCTATTGTTGATAGTTTGAATAATAATAATATAATTTATTATAAAGATAGGGGTTGTTATGAAGATGAAAATATTTTGTGGTGTGTATATTCTTTACGAGAACATAACACAAGACCAGATATTCCTGAGAATACGGATAAATATAAAATAGGGTTATTCCACGGACCTATAGAAGGGTCATCTAACGACTTTGGGTTTGTTTTTGATGATGGTTATAGTGTAGATAGATTTGAAGGTTGTGATGTAGTCCTTGCAGGTGACATACATAAAAGACAACAATTCAAAATACCAGGTAATAAAAAAGCTTATATGGTAGGTTCTACGATAATCCAAAATTTCGGTGAAAGTATTAAAAATCACGGATACGGTGTCTACGATGTTAAAAAAGAAAAATATAAATCTTTTAATCTTGATAATCCCCAACCATATCTTAATTTTATAATAAAAGATATCGAAGATATTGAAAAACAAAAAGAAATTTTAATAAATGCTTAGTAAACAACAATACAAAGAGTTTAAAGATTACTGTCAACTAAATGAAGTAGAAGACGTTGATGGTTTTATCATTAAATGTGCTAAAGACGGATTAACTTTGGATAAATATGGAGTAGCACCATTTTTACCCAAGTCTCAAATACAAGAAGTACCAGTAGAAAAAGAAATAATAAAAGAAATAATAAAAGAAATACCTGTAGAGAAAGAGGTGATAATTGAAAAAATAGTAACCAAAGAAGTAAAAGACACCCACCTTATTGAAGAATTAGAAAAACTAAAAAAAGAGTTACTAGAAGCAAAAAATAAAATAAACCAACAAAACAATAAACTAAAAGAACAAGAGGATGTGTTAGAACATTTTAAAAATGTTACAGTAAACAGAAGAGCAAATTATTTAACATCCTCTAACCTAAACGACACTTATTTAGATTAAATTATGGAAACACTTATATGGATTTTAGCCGCTTACGGAATGTCCCAGATACTAGTATTTGGAAGTATATTCGAAAAACCAAGAAATTGGATAACTAAAAAATCAACCTTTTTTGGGGACCTATTAGCATGTATGATGTGTACATCAACGTGGGTAGGATTTTTCTTCTCACTTACATTCTACTCCCCAACCCTATCAATGTGTACTTTTGAATATACTAATATATTTTTTGATGGTATGTTAGCCAGTGGTTCTGTGTGGGGGTTAAACGCGATTATAGAATGGTTTGAAGAGAATAAGCCACCAAAAGAAGAGTACTAAAATTATTTTTTCTTACAACAACACTCAGGTTTACTTTTAGAACACCTACACAATTTCATTTTTATAGGTTCGTCACCACTACCTTGAGCAAACTCTAAAGATTTGGTAAAAGGTAAATAATAAGGATTCCAAGAATACCCATCTTTAAATATTGCGTAATGTAAGTGAGCTCCACTACTACCACCTTCTTTATCATGATTAGGATTGTCACCCCCAGTCACACCAATAGGGAAACCTTGAGGTACTTGTTGTCCCACTATAATTTCTGCTGGGAACACAAAATCCATATGACAATATTGAGCTGTGTAACCATTTTTACACTTTAATTTAATCATCCCACCACAATTCCCAACACCATACTCACTTGCTGTAATTGTACCATTACAAGCAGCAACCGCGGGTTGATTTTTTGCTATATCCTGAGTATCTAAATCTACCCCATTATGTTGACGTTGAGGATTACCAAACCTGCCACACTTATACCAATTACTACCATTTACAGTGCCAATTTTATCCCCATCTTGTGTTAGTAAAGGATTTATGTTTGGTGCACCATTACCCACACCACCCTTAAACTTTTTATAAGCCATTATTAGTAACGTCATATCTTCTCTACTAATACCATTTAATACAGCGGTATCCATAACATCCCAGTTTATATCCTTAATATAATTCTGTATATCAAACACCTCACTTTTAATGATGTCCAACCATCTATTACTTTGTTCAACAATGGCCCTATACTGAGATTCTGTTATTTGAATTTTCATTACTAATTGATTTATAGTAATAAATATCACATATTTAACATATGGATAAAACTCTATCATGTATCATTATAAACACATTTTGTGATTTTTTTGTTAAAAAAAGAACATTACCAAGTATCATCAAAACAACTAAACACCTAAAAGATTGGAATATTGAAATTATTATTGTTGATAACAGTGGTGATAAAGACATTGAAAAGAAATGGGAATCATCAGAACACACCAACATAAGTGTTATCAAATCCACACCATACCATTTACCAAAAGCACTTAATAATGGTGTAAAACAATCTATTCATAAGTACATAGCTATATTTCATGATGATTGTGAAATTATAGAAAAAAATTGGGTTGGATTAATGACCCAACCTCTTGATGATGATGTTTATGCTACAGGTAGTGAAATGCATTACTTTAGTAAAGATAAGAGATTTTATTATTTAAAAGAAGTTCCATTAGTAATGGAAAGAAAAAAGTTTATAGAAATAGGTGGTTATGATGAAAAGTACTATTGGGGGTTTGAAAATTTAGAACTATCACAAAAAATATTAAAAAAACATAATAAAAATATAAAAGAAATACCCATAGAATACCTTCATTTTAACGGGATGTCAACACGATTACTCCAAACCAAATACGATAGTAATATCACAACAAAAGAATACGATAAAATTAAAATGGACTTCTCACTTATGAAAAACAAAGAAGAGTTTAAAAATTATCCTCAAGAAAAAATAAATATTAGCATTTCCCAACTTAAAATCCCCTTTACACTAAAATCACTAATAATGACATTGAACAAGTCTACTAAGATAAAAACCACAAAAAACATAGGACTAAATTTAGGGTACATACAGGCATTAGAATATTGGAGTAATAAAATAAACGTAGTTAAACTATTCAACAAAGCTTCCATACCAAAAAATTTAGCTTTTGAGATGTCCCCCAAAACCAAAGAAGAGATGGATTTATTAATTAAGGATATCCAACTAGATAAAAGAGGTGAAATATATTCTAAATTAGAAAAATATAAAGGAAAAGTTTTTAGAGACTACTTCTATAATTGATTAATATACTTTATTGTGTTATATTTAAAACATGAATATAGACACATTAGAGAATCCTTTTATTAAAGTAACATGGGAAGACATACCAGAAAACTTTACCCAAGAAAAGATTAAGAGAGTAAGAAGCTACTTTCAAAATAAGTATAAATCTAAGAACGTAACCGTACTTACTAAAGCTATTGATAAAACATCCGGAGATGAGTTAGATATAGATTTAGAACAAAATGTAATGGACACTAATTACCAAAGAAGTTTGATGTCACAATTTGTTATGGCTAATGATATGAAAATAGATATAGACCTTTTAAAAAGATTGGATGATAAGGTTAATATTAAAATTAGTGAAGAAGCTGATGTAGACACTAAATACAAAAGAGTGTATATTAAAAATATAAAATTTTCTAATTTTTTATCATTCGGAGATAACAATACTTTAGATTTTAAAGATTTAGGTGGGATAACTGTGATTGATTCTAACCCCCCTAACTTCGGTGGGAAATCCGTACTAGCTGTAGACCTAATACTCTTTTTATTTTTTAATACTACTACTAAAACAAGTAAGGCTATAGATATTTTTAATAGATTTAGGAAAGTTAATGAAGTTTTTGTACAAGGAGAAGTTGAAATAGATGGTAGTGATTATATTATATTACGTAAAATAAAAAGAAGAAAAACTAAAAGAGGTGAGTGGTCTGTTAGCACAAGTCTAGAATTTCTAGAAAGAAAAAAAGACGGTTCGGTACAAAACTTTACAGGGGAACAACGAAGAGAAACAGAAAAATTTATAAAAGAGTCCATAGGTACAATGAATGACTTTTTACTCACTGTATTATCCACAGCAGGTAACCTAGAATCACTAATAGAGTCCAAACCTACTGAAAGGGGGAATGTATTAAGTAGATTTATAGGGTTAGAGATACTAAAGGATAAGGAAGTAACATGTAAAAAAATGTATTCGGACTGGTCAAAAAAATTAATATCTAATGTCTATAACATTGAAGATTTAAAACAAGAGATTAAAAATATAAATAAAGAAAAAGAAGAATTAAATCTAACTAATAAAGAGAATGAAAAAAATCTCCAGAAAACATTAAATACAATAAAAAGTAATAATGAAGAAAGAGATAATTTAATAAGTCAAAAAATAATAGACATAGACACCGAAATAGTGAACGTTAACCCAAGACTAGTAGAAGAAAAAATAGATGAAGAAGGTTTAATATTAGAATCTTTAAGGGTTAAATTGAAAGCGTACGGGGATAAAGAAATACCAGAAGAAATTAATTTAGAAAGTTTAGGTGAAAAGATTAAAGAAAGAGATAAAACTCTACATACAAAAATAAAACATAACACTAACTTAAAAAATAAAAAAAATAGTTTAAAAAATTTAGTAGAGTCAGAAATATGTCCTACATGTAAACAAACACTTAAAGATGTAGACCACACTAACGAAATAAAAAACTTAGAAAAAGAGATAAAAGTTTTAATAACTACTATAGAAAGTGAAGATAAAATATTACAAAATTTACAAAATGAGGTGGAGAGTCTAACAACAAAAAAGACTATTTTTGATGAATACGAAAAAGAAATACTCAAGAAAGAAAGGTTGATGTTAGAGGTAGATAAGAAAAATCTAGATATAAAAGAGTTAAATAGAAAATTAGAAAAGTGGGTGGATAACAAAGAAAAATTAGAAAACAACACTAAAATAGACAAAAAATTACTAACTTTAAATTCTACTTTAGATATATTAAATAATACTAAAGATACTTTAGTTAGAGAAATAGAATATAATAAAAATACCATAAAAAATGGTGAAAGTAATATAAAGGATAGAGAAACTAAAATTGGTAAAATTAATAAGGAAAGTGACGTAGATAAAATTTTCAGAGCTTACCTGACTGTATATGGTAAAAATGGTATAATTAAAACTATTGTGAAAAGTGTGGTCCCAAAACTTAATAATGAATTAATGAGGTTATTATCAGATGTTACTAATTTTATGGTGGAAATAAGAGTTAATGATAAAAACGAAGTAGAGTTCTGGATGGTAGATAATAATACAGATATTGAAAAATTAGTATCTAGTGGTAGTGGGTTTGAGAAAACGCTAGCCTCTTTAGCTATTAGAACTGTATTAACCAAAGTATCTTGTCTACCCCGACCCAACGTAACAGTATTTGATGAAGTTTTAGGTAAAGTAAGTAATGAAAATTTAGAACAAGTAGGTATATTTTTTAGTAGGGTTAAAGAGTACTTTGAAAATGTATTTTTAATAACCCACAATCCTTTAGTGAGGGAGTGGGCGGATAATACCATAACAATTAATAAAGAAAAGAATATTTCTAAGCTAAATTAAATATTTATAGATATGCAGGATAGAGTTAAAAAATACCTTTTATTTATGTTTGGACAATGGGGGACCGTTGAAAAAAATTCTAAAATAATGATGAACATAAAAGATGTGATGGATACTATAGTAAGTCATCACGAGTTTAGTTTTGTCACTGGTGATAGGGTTATAATTATGCAAGTAAAATCTAGAATGAGTTTTGAGGAGATAGATGATATCCTGAAAGAATTTTTAGTAGAGGAGGTGAGTACTTATTTCTTAATGCCAAAACCTAGAAAGTTAGGCTTTAGGTTAGATGATAAATTAAAAGAACATCTTTTTGGGAGGAACATACAAAAAAATACTAAACAAATAAGTCCTGAAGTAGCAAAGGTATTATCCGAACAATTAAAACATATAATAGATAGTAAATTTAAAAATCTTATAACAGACCTTGACAAACCAGTAAGAATTAATAAAATTATAAAAAATCTAAGACCTTTAAATATTGATATTTTATTGGATAAGATAATAGATGAGGGACTAGAAAGCCTAACCAAAGAAGAATTAGAATTTTTAAATAACTATAAAAAATAACTTAAAAGATGAAATTAGACACTAAAAAGTATAAATTATCTATCTTTACTGAAGATTCGTGTGAAGATTGTCTAGAAACAAAAAAAATATTAAAAGAAAAGAATATACCATTCATGGATAGATGTATATCAGTATCTACAGAAGAACAAAAAAAACAAAACGGTAATACTAGATGGGACTATATCGATGCAGAAAGAGAACATCATCTATCGTGGTATACTCCAGTTCTAATTATAGAAGACGATAAAGGTGAAACAACACACATACCAACTGTCAAAGATAAAACAGAAGCACCCTTAGGTCAAGCAATGGATGGCCCAGAAGACACACTAAATGTCTTAAAACCTTATTTAATTTAACTATAAATTATTTGGGTAATTCAAATTTATTTATTAATTTTGTGTTCTAAATATAATATACTGACAAAAAGTCAGTTATTATAGTATGGTACACTAATTGTAGTATTAATATATAAAACAATAAATAAATGGCAAAAAACACATTCATAAATCAATCAGAAATTTCTTATTACTTAAAAGATGTTAGGAAGAGAAAAGTACTAACACCAGATAGGGAAAAAGAACTAGCTAAAAAAATGCTTAACCCAAAAACAACCCAGACAGAAAGAGAAAAAATACATCTAGAACTATTGGAGGGTAACCTTAGATTCGTTATAAGTGTTGCTAAAGACTACCAAAATCAAGGTATTGAGTTAAGTGACTTAATAGCAGAAGGTAACCTAGGCTTACTAAAAGCGATAAATAACTTTGACTGGAATAAAGGGTTCAGATTTATCTCTTACGCTGTATGGTGGGTTAGACAATCTATCTTACAATGTTTAAATGAAAATGCTCGAACTATTCGTCTACCGGTAAATATAATCCAAGAAATACAAAGAGAAAAGAAAAAAGTGAGTAATGAAATTGAGAATATAAATACAAAACTAGCGTTACTACCATCTACTATTAATTATGATAGACCTATAAATGAAGAGGGTGATACATTAATTGACTTGATTGAAAATAGAGACGCAGAAAACCCAGAAGATATTTTTAAAGATGAATTTAATCTTAAAACAGAGTTATTTAAATTAATGTCCGGATTAGATGAAAGAGAAAAGAATATTATAAAAGATTACTATGGGTTACTAGAAACACCCATGACTTTACAAGAAATAGGTGATGGACTAGGGTTAACGAAGGAAAGAGTTAGACAGATAAAAGAAAAAGCTCTACGAAAGTTAAGAAATGATAGCTACCAGTTGTTAGAATACCTAACGGATTAATATTTATCAATAAAAGGATAAATGAAAAAAAGATTATTTCCACTATTAATAGCTTTATCAGCACTCGCAGTTTCTGGGAGTGCTGCTTTCTATTCTGTGTTTGGGTTAAGTAAATTATTTGCGGGTGCAAGTTTACAAGTAATTATAATGGCGGGGTCCCTAGAATTTGCAAAACTCGTTGTTGCATCACTACTGTATCAATACTGGGATACCATTAATAAAGTATTAAGGACTTACCTAGCAATAGCAACATTAGTATTAATGGTTATTACTAGTGGGGGTATATACGGATTTCTATCAGGAGCATATCAATCAACTGCCAACCAATCTGAATTACTAGATAAATCATTAGTAATACTAAATCAAAAAAATATAAGATTCCAAGAGACGAAAGACGATTTGAATATTGAAAAAACACAACTTAATAAATCAATATCTGAATTAAGGGTGTCGTTATCAAATCCTGGCTCAGTATCATATTATGATAAAGAAGCTGAACAAGTAATTACAACAACATCTAGTTCTACACGAAGAGCACTCCAGACTGAATTAAAAAATACAATTGCAGATAGAGATGCTGTTAATATAAAAATTGAAGCAGTGTTAGACTCAATTAATAAAACAGATATTGCATTATTAAATAAAGAAACATCTAATGAAGCAGAGAGTGAATTAGGACCATTAAAATATCTAGCAGAAGTGACAGGAAAACCTATGAACCAGGTAGTAAATTGGTTTTTATTACTTATTATATTTGTTTTTGACCCACTTGCTATAGCACTGGTGGTAGCAGCGAATTTTGCGTTTGGTCAAATAAAAAGACGAGATGATGAAGAGAATATAGACCCTAAAGAAGTCAAAATGTCGAAACCAGAAGGTTTAGAATTTGACACACCATATACTATGGAGGAGGTGTCAGAGGCTTTCGCTAGACAAGATAAAAAGGAAAAACTTAACTATGATGAAGATGTGTTAGAACAAGAGAAAATAACCGATGAATACTTCCAAGACCTAGAATCATATATTAATTATACAAGAGATAATCTAGATATAGATGAAAATAGAATGAACATTATAGGACAAAATGGAAATGATGGTCTACATTATGAGAATGTGGGTGATAAAGTAACCCCGTTATTTAAGGATTTAAAAAATGGAATGTCACCGTTACCATCACCAAAAAATGTGGTAACAACAACTGATAATTTAACAGAAAAAGAAATCATAGAATTAAGTAAAGAAATAGGAAAGGTCGAAGAACCAGAAAAAGTAGAACCAATAAACCCAACCAAAAAAGACCTTGAGAAATTATCTAAAGTTCTTAATATTAAGTATGATGATGACAATGTTCCTTTAGAAAGGTTAACAGATACCACTCAGACATTGATAACTAAAACTGTAGATGAGAACAAAGATGAAAAAACAAAACTTAAATACAAGGGAAGAAAGTAAACAAATATTACTATGTAATAGCCAAAGACCAGCAAAAGACTTTTTAACAGGACTATCACTAAGAAATAATGGTAAAAATAGAAGAAAACCTAATTACTTTATTGAAAAGAGCGGTAAAATTCACCACCTTAATAAAGAGGATATAACCCAAGAGTATTTATCGGGATATTCTTCATCCGGGGTGGTAGTGGTAGCTTTAGAAAATATAGGTTGGTTAAAAAGAAGAAAAGAAGATGGTAAGTTTATTGACTGGTTAGGTAATATTTATAATAATAAAGTCCATGAGAAAAAATGGAGAGGTAAGTTATTCTGGGATAATTATACAGAGATACAATTATCATCTACTATTGAGTTATTAGATAAAATCTGTAAACAAAATAAAATACCAAACCATGTCTTGGGACATAATGTGTTAGTTGACGGAGTAGAAAATTTTAAAGGTATCGTTTGTAGGAGTAACTATAATGAATATTGGACAGATTTAAACCCCTCATTTAATTTTGAAATACTATGAAAAAAATAAATAAAATAAAAAATTATGTAGATTACAATAATCAACAATATGATGAAATGAAATCATTACTTAACAAATCACGAAAGTTATTTGAACAGGTAGAAATGGATGTTGAATTAGAAAGAGAAAAAGAGAAGACAAAAGAGTATGACGTTTCTAGTGGTAAAATTGTAGTACATGGTTACACCGTCTCAGATATAACACTAACTGACGAAGAAAAGAACACCTATCAAGAAACAATGGATGATTTTGTAGAACAAGTTTCCGACCTAGTAGATTACGGTAGTTTAAATATTTATGAAAATAATGTTGAGTGGTCAGGAAATTTAGTAAAATTTGATACTGAATTTTTTTACAGTGTAGGTGAAAGAAACGGTGTCTACATTACTGGTAGTATGATAAAGCTAGACGACGAAGCTTTAGACACACTCAAGAATCTTAAAAGCTACTATCAAATATTCTCAACTAAATGGGCAAAAGTACTTGCAGATAGGAAGTCCACTAACACAATGGAAGAAGAAAACGAATAATATGGAATTTTTAAGAAAATCATGGAAATGGGTATTAGGTGTTATAGGGTTCTTTATAGGTCTAGTATGGATGATGAACACACACAGTAGTAAAAAAGTTAAAAAGATTAAAAAGAATATTAAATCTAACAAAAAGAAAACAAAAGAAGTTGATAAGAAAATAGAAAACGTAAAAAAGAAAAAGAAAGTTACGAAGAAAAAAATTGCTGATACAGATAAGGAATTAAAAGAACTTAAAACAAAAAAACCTAAAGTAAAAAAGAGAACAGGTAAACAGTCAGCAAAGGCATTAAAAGATAGACTTAAAAAAAGTAATTAATTATGGAAAATAGATTTAACATTAACGAATCGGAGAAAACCCGAATTAGAGGACTACACAACATTAAGGTTATTAAAGAGGAGAGTAGCGGGGGTTACTGTGACGGACCTGATGGATATAAGGAGACTAGTAGTGGTTGGTTTATGAGGGAGAATAGGATACAAGGAACACAATTCTATGTAAAGATGAGACAAAGAACAGATGGTAAATGTGATGTACTTTTAAAATGGGAAGACGGGATGACCCCTATTAATTTAGGACCCTATGACAGAGCATATACATTACTAGGGGGCTTTGAAGAACTCTTCTTGGACTTGTCAGCAAATCCACAAGATTTTAAATTCTCACGTGGATAAAATGAAAAAACTAATATTAATATTATTATTGCTTACCCCAGTATGGGCGATATCTCAAACACACACTTTTACTGAAAAAGAGGTGGTTGAAATGGACTCATTATTTCAAGTATACGAACACACCGACAGTTTACAAAAATTAGAGATTAATTTACTTAGGGCCCAGATAACAAATTATAGAACACTACATACTCAAGATAGTCTACATATAGCTTTTATGAATGAAAAGACAGACCTATTAAACCAAAGAATAGATTTGTATATAGATTTGACAAAAGAATTGAGGCCTAAGTGGTACAATAAACCTGTAGTTCACTTCTTTTTAGGTGCAGCAACAATTGTTACGGCTTCTTGGGTCGTATCTAACGTTAAGTAGTATTTATAAGTAATGGCATTAACAAAAACAGATAAAGACGAAATTGCAAGAATCGCGAGAAAAGAGATGAAAGATTTCATGTCTAAACCCCAATTTAAAAATGAGGTACAAAAAGTGGTTGCAAATGAAATTAAGAAAGGGAGAAATACTAGGTCAGAAATTGTAGATATTGTAAGTAAAGTTATGTTAGAACTGTACAAAACATTTTGGTTTAGACGTAGTATGTGGCAATCAGAAATTAAAAGGGTGAGATAATGAGTATAAAAGATAATTTTAACAAAACATTAAAAAGTGCTATAGAAGGACCTAATAAAACTATGTATCAGAAAATGTTAAAAAAAGCTGACTTAAACTTAGAAGAAAAAAAAATGAAAAAAAAGAAATCTGAAAAAGAAATGGAGGAAGCTACTACCGCTGCAAGTTCAGGAGCTTTTGTTGCACCTTTAGGTTATGACCCTAGGTTTAGAAAGAAAAAGAAGATGGTAGAAAAAGAAATGGAAGAAGCTACTACTGCAGCTAGTTCTGGACAATACGCTACACCATTCTTTTTAGCCAAAGACAGTAAAAATTGGAGGGGTAAAAGTAAAACAACTTGGCCAGGTGGTAAGTTTGTGAAAGTAAAAAAGAAATGTATGAAATTTCCATACTGCAACCAAGGAGACATCAATGCGTTGGAGTTAACAGAAAATAAAAAAATAAAACATGCAATTAATGAAGTTGCAAAAAAAACAGGTAAAGATAAGAAGTACATTAAAGAATTAGTAAAAAAAGAAATAGAAGAGATTATAAGAAGAGGGTTCTACAAGTCTCCCATCACGTCAATACTAGGTCCAGGAATGAAAATGGACAAACCAGTAGGTAAAATATTCACTATGGGGTCGAATGTTGGTGGAAAATACGAATAAATAGATATTTATAATAAAAAGATTATGTCAGATATATTAGCAACAAGTCCAGATTTAAAAAAAATTATAGAAAAGTCAGTTAAACGTATTGGTGAAAACCATGCTTTAGCGAGAGATAATAATGGAGTAACCATGAAAACAAGTGAAATCGAAGAAGATAGAAAAGAGTTTAGAAAAGAAACTGAAGTGATTGAGGAGGCTTTGAAGGCGGTTGCGAATGAGATGGCAGAAAAAATGGTACTAGAAAACACAATAGACAGTATGGTAAAAGATGTTATAGATGGACAACCAAAAGACAACAACCCAAAGTCCACGGTAAATGAAACTACCACAGAAGCCATTAAAAAACTAGTTAACAAAAAGTTAAGAGATAAAATTTTAGAAGCTGAAAAGAAACACCCGGGGCTAGACGCTTATGAAAAAGCAGCTAAGAAATCTAAAGCAGAAACTAATGAATACCAAAAAGACACAAAAAAGAAATTTGAAGAGTATTCTGATTTTAACGGAGACACTGACCCGTCTTTTCCACACCAAGAAGGTTCTAAAACTAGCAATGAAGGGGCTGATGGACAACACCAGTACTATAGGAATGATAGTGAGGACCAAGAATTTATAGATGACTTTGCTTACCCAGGACTACAAGATTTTGATATTCATAATACCAACATGGATAGATTAAGTAAATACTTAGAAGGTTCACAAGAAACTGGTAATGCTCAAGTAGACAAAGATGGTGAATTATTGGGGAATGTAGGGTACAAAAGTGAACTAGGTGAAAAATTAGCAAAATCCGCAAAACGTAGGAAAGAAAAAATAGAAGCTAACAAATCTTCAATGACTAATTTAAAGGGGTACACACCCGATGTACAAAAAGTTAAACAAGTTAAAGAGGGGGTAATAGAAGATATGGACAATATGAAAAAATTGTGGAACTATCATAAAAACACACAATAATCCCTTTATATACTACTTTTACTTCTTATCTTTATAATATAAAAGATATGAATAGAAAAAGCTTATTACCTGAACAATTTTTTAAATATATAACCGAAGTGGTCAATAAAGAAGACATTGATACATGGGTGAGGATGAATAATGTCAACACCCAAAAACTAGAACTCTTTTTTGATTTTATTAACGGATTATATACCACTATACGTGAAACTTATCTAGGTGATGATGTAATTGTGGGTGATAAGGAAAGAAAAGAACATTTTAACTGGTGTTGGAATAATCTACTTAATAATTTTGGTGAAGAAAACATCTACTTTAATCAAGTGGGTGGTCACTATGAGTATTTTTGGAATTTTTTTTATGAGTCTTACTATGTTAATAAAAAAGAAGAAAACACAGAAAAAATATGTGATTTTTTAAATAGACTTTTTAGAATACACATAGAAAAAACTAATTCTGAATTAGATATGTTGAAAGAGATATATTTTATTTTAGAACAGAACTTGACAGTAGATAAATAATTTATTAATATTAGATATGAGAATATTAAATATCATAAATAACGAATTAATACTTCGTAAACAAAAACTTGAAAGTGAGTTAGAAAGACTTTTAAATGAGCCTACTATATCTACAGACGAAAAAGTTGAAAAATCTATAGAAATGGTGGATAAATTAAGTATAACTGATTCTAGTATTAAAACCTGGGAGTTATACACAAAACAAAAAACAGAAAAATAAGATGGAGACAATACAACAAATGGAAACTTTAGTGACATCTATAAAGGTGGATGCTGAAAAATTTTTTGATAAACAAAATAAAAGTGCTGGAATTAGAGCAAGAAAATCAGCACAAGAACTCAAATCGATACTACAACAATTAAGAAAAGAGATTTTAGAAGAAAGTAAAAAATAAATGGAGAATTGGGTACATACTATGGGTTTCATTTTTAGTGCACTAGTAATAGTAAGAAATATTTTTTTACTAACTACTAGTTTATTTTCTGCCAACCCAACAAAATATAAACTTAACTACCCAGAGTTATTACTTTTAGGGATATCAGTATCTTACTTTTTAACATATTTAATTAGATGAACATATACGACGATATATTAGAACTAGATGAGTTTTTTAATAGTATTAGAAGACATGAAGATTTTATAGTTATAGATTTAAGATTACCTCTAAATTGGCAAGACAAGTACGTATTAGACAATAGAGGAAACAAGGTCCAAATAAAGGTAGGTAGTAAAAATAAAAATACTAAAATAGTTTCATTTTATACACTTTTCGATAGGGAGCAAACTAACATATTATTAGAAGAAATAAAAGCGATTATTAAATTCAACAAGGATATAGCTGAAAAAGATGACCTATTAAGTAGAAAGATGGCGGAACTAAAAAAGACATTTACTGAAAATAATATAGATTCTTTACGTAGTTTAGAATTTAATTTTGCACCAAACCTAGAATTAGATGAAAACAAAGAAAACGAAAGATTGGTTGAAGAAGGAAATATTGAAGGACCACCAGGAAATATTACAACATAAAAAAAACGTAATAACGGAAATAAAAAAATCCGGTCTAAATGAATATCTCCAAAAACAAAAAACGGAAGTAGAACCAGAGTCTCCAAAAAAAGACGAAGGACCTACTAAAAAAAGCATATGGAAGAAAATCAAAAAAACTTTAAAATTTTAAGTAAATGTGCAGAAATTGCTGAAATCATCAATCAAGAAAATGCCCTAAAAAATACAAGTGTTAACTTTAAATTAAACCAAAAAGATTTTATGACCACTTTAAATGAGGTTGAAGAATTTGTTAGGGTGGGGGTAGATAGGAACCAAAACCAAGTATCCATTAATATAAGTGGTACAGAATTTATATTTCAGAGAATTTAGTAAGTAAACTGTTTTCGTAAAAAATCTCTATCATACCCAACCTCAGTTAAAATATTATAAAGTTGTTTTCTTTGTACCGTATTGGTGTCCCTCACAAACAAACAATCATATCTTCCATTATCAATAAAATCAAGTTCAATAATACCCAAAAGACGTTGAGCGTCTGTGACAGTTTTTAAACTAAATAAATTAAATATTTCATCTTGTTGTATTATAAGTTTATTATTTAGACTAAAAATCTGTTTAAACTCTTTTCCAGTTAAGTAATTTTCTAAGAGACAACTAAAAGATATTTTAGTTTTATTCTGATGGTCATAAATTCTCTCCTCCTTCCAGTAAGGAAGTAATTTTATTATGTGATAACTAGAGTCCCCCAAAGAAACTTTTTTGGTACGACCAACAGAATCTTTAACGAAGATGGACTTGTCAGACTGTTCCGTGGTTATAATAGCAAGCTCAAACATAACTTTTTTACGTGATATGTATTCTGTTATGAATTTAGGCTTCTTTTCTTCAATAAGTTTATTATATTTCTTTAAAATACTTTTTTTACTATTGGAAGAAAAGAACACTTTAGTTCTATCACCATTTTTAAATAAAACAATTTTATATTTATTTCTGTTATAAGACATATGCATAAAGATTACTATAAAACACTAAATATCAATAGAAATGCCACTCAAGATGAGATAAAAAAGGCATTTAGAAAATTATCTAAGACTCACCACCCAGATAAGGGGGGTGATGAAAGTACTTTTAAAGAGTTATCAGAAGCTTATGACACATTAAGTGATAGTGATAAAAGGGCAAAGTATGATAGAGGAGGAGAAAACCCCTATGCTGGATTTGGGAGAGATAGTGGTGGTCCCAACATGGAAGACATAGTCAACAATTTCTTTAACCAAAGAGCACGTCAACCACAAAGACCCAAAGGTCGGTCTCTTAAAATTTCACTAAAAGTAAGTTTAGAGGATGTTTATTTTGGGAGAAACAAAGTTATGTCATATAAAAGACAAATTAATTGTCAGGGATGTGGTGGTACTGGAGGACAAGTCCAGTACTGTAGACATTGTGGTGGTAAAGGGGTTATAAATCATGCTGTGGGTAATGCATTTTTTAGACAAATGCAACAAACAATATGTCCTCTATGTCAAGGAAAGGGTAAAAATATTTTAAGAGCTTGTGATTCATGTAATGGTAGTGAAAGGAATGAAAGAGAACAGAAAGTAGATTTTCCTGTACCTAGAAACTTAATGACAGGTCAAGTTTTTACTATGAAAAATTTAGGTGATGAAATAAGTGGGGGTGATAATGGAGACCTACAGATTCAAGTGGTTATAGAACGACACCCTGACTTCAAAGTCTATAACATGGATTTACTCTACACACCTAAGGTATCAATTATAGATATGATTTTAGGGTGTGAAATATTAGTACCTCATTTCGAAGGTCCAATAAAGGCAAAGATTCCTGAATTAAGTGAAATAGGAAGAAAATTTACATTAAAAGGAAAGGGTTTAAAGGGGGATATGGGTCCAGGTAACGTCACTATAATACCGGAAATTGTAATGCCTAAAACCTTAACAACTAAAGATAGGGAGGTTTTAGAAAGTATAAATAAGTGATTAAAATAGGGAGATAAAAAATCTTACTATAGTGACATACCCAATAATTAGGGGTATCCATGCAAAAAAGAAAACAATTAATTTTTCAGGTTTAGTCATTCTCCCCATAGAATCATCCCAGTTCTTTTCCATCCAGTTTTTTTCCTGTGCTTCCCTAGCGTAGTTTTGGAGTTTACTAACCTTATCTCCTAGGTAATTATTATATCTATTAGGTTTACAATTTTTACAAGCCATAAATTTTTTATTTAATAATAAATATTAAGATTTAACAAGTAAATAAAACTTGAAAACACTATTAAAATATCTTATTATTATACTATGGGAGAACAAACAACAATATTTGATATTATAGAAAATGAAGAAATTTTTGATTTTGAAGGCCAAAAACAAAATCTAATAGACAATCTAGACATGCTTAAAGAAATGTCGGTAGAAGAACAAACACTTTATAAAAAGTGGCAAGAAATGAATAAAGGTGGTAAAATGGCCAAGGTAAAAAATAAATTATATAATTACCGAACAAATCTATGGGTACCATCAGATTTAGATGACTTAAACCACACTATAAAACAAATTGAAGATTTAGAACCTTACGTTGAAATGGCAACACCAGGAAAAGGTGTTACCGAATGGGTAAACTATCGTAAACTTATCCATACAATGGAATGGGTTGCAAATCCTGGACGTAATATGAAATTCTGGGTAAGAGATAGGAAAACTAACAAAGTCCTTGGTTTGATTTGTTTAGGGTCTGATGTTACTAGCATTAAGGTTAGAGATGCCTACATAGGGTGGGATAAAACAAACAAATTTGACCAACACAAACTAAACAATACCGCGATAGCTACTACAATATGCTCGACCCAACCAGGTGGGTATAATATGTTAATGGGTAAATTAGTAGCCGCATTAACAACCTGTAAAACAATTAGAGATGCGTGGGAAGAAAAATACGGTGATAAACTAATCGCTGTGGGAACAACGTCTCTGTACGGAATAAATTCAATGTACAATGGGATGCCACATTTTAAAACAATGGGTGAAACATCTGGTAAGGTTAGATTAAAACCAGATGACAGTGCATACCTACCTTGGAACAAATGGTTAAAAGATAACCACCCAGAAGAACATAAAAAGGCTATAAGTGCTACAGGACCTAAACAGAACATCCTTAACAAGGTTTTTAAACATTGTGGTATAAAGGGTTCGGATTATGACCACGGGTTTAAGAGAGGGGTCTATCTTGCAATGATGTACGATAATGGCTGTGAGTTCTTACGAGGAGAGATAGAAGAAAAAGAGTTAAAAATAAAGAAAAAATTCCAAGATGATATTCCATACACAGATAAGTGGTGGAAGAAAAAAGCAATAAGAAGATATAAGAATATGTATGAACAAGATAGAATTAAACCAGAACAACTATTTTATTGGGATGTGATTGATTTATCGTGGGAAGAAACACAGAAGAAATACATCAAAGAAGTAGGTAGATAATATGACACAAACCACATTATTAATAGCATTATTCATTTTAGAAGTGGTAGCTTTTGGATGGTTAATCTGGGAAGCAAAACTAGGAAGAAAAAAAAGAGAACAAATAATTCACCTAGAAAGACAAATACTAAAACTAGAAAAGGTGATTATATCAATGGAAAAAACAATAATTAAAAAAATAGATAAAAAGAAATAAAATGGAAGAAATATTAATTTACACACAACATTACGCAAATAGTATAACTGAAGTTTACCTAACCGAAGACAATAAAACAGTTATTCAGAAAAAATGTCTTTATTCTTCATGTGGGGAATATACATATGATATTGAAGAGTATTTGGAGAAAAAAATGGTTGGTTACAGACAAATTAGAAAACAAGTTAATAAAACTAATTATGTTTTGGATATAGATGGTACATTATGTGAGGATATACCTAATGAACAGTTTGATAGAATGTCTGACGCGAAACCACATCATAATGCAATAGAAACAATTAATAAGTGGTACGAAGAAGGAAATATAATTACGTTTTTTACATCTAGAAAAGAAGAACATAGAGAAATTACTGAACAATGGTTAAGAGATAACGAAGTAAGATGGCATCATATAATCTTCGGTAAACCAAGAATTCATGAAGACGTTACTGCATATCACTATATTGATAATCACAAAGTTAGGGCAACTAGATATAAAGAAGAGAGTGTATGGGGGGAATTAGTAAGTGCGACAAAAGAGATAAAAGTTTTTCCTAAATAACATACTATAATAATAAAAAATTCGTATATTTGTACTATGGAAACAAGAGAAAAATCAAACTGGGACACATACGACTTCCAAGACTGGGTTGTTAGACACGTTCACCTTATCTTAAGGGGGAAAGAACTAGATTTATTTCTAAAAAATAATTTTGGGTATAGTGACCTAAAACTATTTGGTAAAATAGAAGATGCAGAAAATCTAAAAAGTGTGTACCAATCTAGTATGTTTGATAAGACAATTACCCATAGTGGTAATTTACGATGGATGAGTATTAATTTTTAAAAAATAAAATAAAATGGGTGGAAGTACAACAATGGAAAAAAGAGGTCATCATATCTGTAAAATGGTGAACTATGAGGTAAGACAAAAAATAACAAGAGAAACCTCAAAAAGAATTGGTGGTAAAATAGTAAAAACTCCAGGTAACGTGGAAGTTATGATTTATAAAAACAAAACCAAGGTAGAAGACGGGATGAAAGATATCAAATTAGCCGCACAAAAAATATATAATATTTTAAAAAAGGAAGGTAAAACAACAACTATAGATAAGAGATTGATTAAGAAATATAACTTGGTGTAATATTTATGTATATGGAAGTAGATATACAAATATATGTTCGAAGACTTAAAGATTTCTTTGACACTGATGAAGAAGCTAGGAGAGATATGTTTGGTATTACTGAAATTGATATGGATGAATTTTACAAAATGGTCGCTGATAAGGCGACCATTAACTTTAAAAAAAATGGGGACCCCATGTTATCATCCACAGAACTTTTAGGTATTGTAACTGACCTAGCATTTAAAGAAATACACCAAGAGTTGGACATCAACAAATTCATACAGGAAGAAAAACAAATAGAAAAATTATTTGTTAATATTAAAGATGGGTTTCCCCCATTTTGTCTTAATTAAAATAAAAAATTATATTGACAATACTTTTAATTTTATTTAAAATTTTATAAATAAAATAAAATAAATGTCTACAAAAAAAATACCTACGTACGACCCTAACACTGGAGAACCAAATCCACACTATAAAGAATTGACAGGGAGGAATAATCCGGATTTTCCAACGACTGAACAAATAATCGCTTTTAATAGAACACAAAACATCTCAAAAAAAGAAATGGTTAATCACCCAAACCACTATGGTGGTGAGGATAACCCTTATGAGGCAATTAAAGTAATCGAAGCGTGGGACCTAGGATTTAATCTGGGCAATACGATAAAATATATCTCAAGAGTAGGCAAAAAAATGAATACATTAGAAGACTTGGAAAAAGCAAGTTGGTATATAAGCAGGGAAATTAATAAATTAAAAAAAAAATAAAAATGGCAGAAGTAGTAATTAATGATAAAGTAAAGACCCATGAAGAGGGCAAACATACTTACATAGGGAAGTATAAAGGAAAAGATTTTAAAGTGAGTATGCAAGATATGAATGATGAACGAGAACTTGTCTACATGGAAGGTAAAGAAAATTTTACGGATGATGATAAAGATGTAATTTTTGAACAATTGGATGATATGACTTATGTTGACACACTAGAGGAGGCTGGTGATGATAAAGTGTATGTTGAAAATAATTATGAAACATGGTTTGCTTTTAAATTTGAGGCGTATGGGTCTTATGGTGACCATAAATTTATCGTAGAAGAGTATAGTGATGAACATGGTGGTGATGCTACATTTCTAGAGGGTGAGGAAAACTTTGATGGGGAAGAACAAGAATTGATATACGAAGCAGTAAATGAATATATGTAATAAATAAATAAAATAATTAAAATGAAAGGTAAGATTAATACAGATAAAGGGACTATGGTGGTAGAGTTCTATGAAAAAGACGCACCAAATACAGTAAATAATTTTGTTAAATTAGCAAAAGAAGGATTTTATAAAGACCTAAACTTTCATAGGGTAATTCCAGGGTTTGTAGCTCAAGGAGGTTGCCCTAATGGAACTGGTGCTGGGGGACCAGGATATAAGATAGACTGTGAATTAACAGGAGGTAAACAATTTCACGATAGAGGAGTCCTATCAATGGCACATGCAGGAAGGAATACTGGTGGGTCACAATTTTTTCTAGTTCACACACGTCAAGCCACACAACATCTAGACGGCAATCACACTTGCTTTGGTAGAGTAGTGGATGGGATAGACATCATCGAAAAAATACAACAAGGAGATAAGTTTAACGTAGAAATAGAAGACTAATGAAGGATAGACTATCCCAACACGTAGGTAACACACCACTTATTCCCATAAGGATTGGTAGATACACAGTATGGGGTAAAGCAGAATTTATGAACCCATCAGGGTCTGTAAAAGATAGGATGGCAACATTTATAATTAATAACGCGGAAGAAAACGGTCTTTTAAGTAAGGGTGATACTATGTGTGAAGCTACTAGTGGAAATAGTGGGATAGCATTTGCGATGTTAGCAGCTGAAAGAGGGTATAAAATGGTTATTATAATGCCATCTAACATGTCTGAGGAAAGAAAAAAAATGTTTGAGTATTATGGTGCAGAATTAATAGAAGCACCAGAAGGTGATTTTGATGAAGCTATACGAATGAGAGATGAATTGTGTTACGTTAACGAATGGTTTAATTGTAATCAGTTTGATAACCCTTTAAATATACAAGCCCATTATCAAACTACAGGACCTGAATTTTACAACCAGTATAAAGAAACTAAAGGTGAAAAATCATACCCATCAGTATTTGTAGCTGGTACGGGAACTGGTGGGACATTAATGGGTACCGATAAATTTTTAAAAGAAATGTGGCCTAAAATTAAAACTGTAGCTATTGAACCAGCGGAAAGTGCCGTGATGTCAGGTTTTGAATCAGGACTACACGGCATCCAGGGGATAGGTGATGGTAGTAAGTTTTTGGTTGATTTAGAAAAAGTTTCTGAGGTAAGAATTGTATCCACAGAATGTGCTAAAGCATGTGCTAGACATTTAGCTAAAAATTATGGGTTATTTGTGGGTATAAGTGCTGCGGCTAATGTATTCGCTTCATTTCAGTGGTTGAGAGACAATGATAAAACAGATGCTATAACGATATTATGTGATAGGGGGGAGAGATATTTTAGTTGTATGTAATGAAAAATGAAAAAGAAATATCCAGATAATATAGTTTATAATGAAGAGTCAGATAAATTTGACGCTAACTTAAAACAATATCCTACCACAGTGGGCTCCCAAAAATTTGAGCCGATTAATGTAGATAAATCAGATTCTATAAAAGCAGACAAATATTTTAAGTCTAGACTAGACGAGTTAAGGGACGAATATAAAAAACTAGTAGAGGAATATAATTGGACAAGTTTAGTGTATAAATCCACTTATAACTTCCAACCCATCTTAGGTGAACCGTATCATTTATATGAAAATAAAAATAAGGATTTATTCTTAAGCCTAATTGAACCTAGTCAGTGGAAAGAAACTTATGTAGGTACATTTAAATTATTAAATAATGGTAAGTGGGAAAAGTTATAACTTTGAGTAAGTAAGTCGTTTATAGGTATATTTATTGTAAACGACTTTTTTATGCGTATAATAATCACAGAAAACCAATATACTAGACTTTTCGAACAAGAGGAAGTTAAGTGTGTACCTACTGGAGAAACAGAATTTAACGAAGTAGACGTTTCTTTCTATGATATGCTAAGAAATGGAAGTTTGATAAACTATGGGGATTACGATTTAGATAAAACACATCCAGTATACGTAATTCAAAAAAAACTAGGTATAGGTAGAGACGGATACTATGGTAAAGACATGTTGAAAGCCTTGTCAACCCATTTAGATATTGATTTATGTAAACAAACAAATAATAACATCCCACTAGGACCTAACGGTTTAAAAAAATTAGGTCTTTATGTGGACATCCCTAAAGATGATGAAGATTATATTTTAGCCTCTACTTTAGTTGGTGAGAATCAAAGAGCGGGTGAAAAAGAATTAAAAGCTATATTATCTACAATAAAAAACCGAGCGGACAAATGTGGGTACAGTATGAAAGATTCCGTATTAAAAGGAAAACAATACTCTACCTGGAATTACTTTAATAGATTAGATAAGGAAGGTAAATTTAAAGAGTTACACAACAGAATAACCAACCAAAAAGTAAAAGGTTTTGATAAAATGTTAGGGGTGGTTGAGGATTTTGGTGATAACGACCTTATAAAGGTAAATCACTATGTTAATCCTAGTATAGTAGATTTAAGTAGTGGTAGTACAAGAACTATTGCAAAATCTTACAACAACAATAAAAAGTCAGCTAAGAAAATAGGTGACCACATATTTTGGTGGGATAAAAGACATCCGTGTTAATCAAATAAGTAGATATTTATATAATATGAAAATCGAGATAACAGAAAAACAATTAGAGTTTATTAATGAATCACTCTTAAATGAAGGGGGAATTAGAGACATCAATAAGCTAGCCCAAAGATACCCAAAAGCAGAAATATACTTTCATCAAGATTTAGACGGTGTGGTATCAGCATTAGGTATGAAGAACTACTTAGAAAAATATGGTATAGATGTTATCGACACCCATGTAATACAATATGGTGATAAAGAATTTTCAGTAAAAAAACCACAAGCTAGTGAAGATGTAATGCCAGTACTAGTAGATTTTGCACACGGCAAACCAATATTTAAAATACATACTGACCACCACGATTCACAAGCAGGTGTAGAAGATGATACAGCAACACAATTTAGAGGAGCAAGGTCAAATGTAGAAACTATTTCACAAACTATAAGTCCTAGTGATATTTTTACGGATGAAGATATTATGATGATTAATACAGTTGATTCAGCTGATTACGCAAAACACGATATAGAACCAGAACAAGTGATGAACTTAATTAGAGATTTTGAATCAGGTGACCAAACTTACGAAAAAAGATGGATGTTAGGTCTATTAACTAATAAATTATTATTAGCGTATAAAAACAAACCAGGATTCCTAGAACACTTAGTTATGAATTCATCACCATCATTAATGAATATCTATCAAAATATAACTTCCTACGCAAAAGAAAAAGGTTTTGCTTCACCAGAAGAAATGGCACAAAATCAAGCACAATATATAAAGTCCCAACAAGAAAGTAATAATCTAAATTTAGATGATAATATAATAGTACAATATGGTGGTGGTAGGTTATTTAAACCAGGTTCCTATGATAGGTACACACCATTTAAAATTTATCCTGACGCTGACTTTTTTGTGGTTGCATGGCCAATGGGTCTTGTACAAGCCTCATGTAATCCGTTCAAGAAAGATAGAGCTCTTAAAGGTGTTAATTTAGGTGATATAGCTCAAGAAGTATTAAAAGAAGTGGAACCACAACTTAAAAAACACCAAGTACCAGTTTCCGTAATTAAAAGAATTGGTGAAACTAAAGCAGAAGGAGAAAGTATTGGATTTAAAACTTCTGACCTATTTGCGTTATACAAAGACCATTTACAAAATATGCCTTCAGAGAATTCAAAGTATTATGATATGGCAGTTAGTATAATCGACACTCCTTGGGATAAATTAAGTGAAAAACAAAAAGCAGTCTTAGATAAAATAACTGTACCAGCGTGGGACGTAATACAAGCTAATAGTGGGGGTCATAAGTGTATAACAAATATTAGTGGGTTAAATTTCTTCAGTAGAGCAACTAGACAACCAGAAGGACCTTATAAGAAAAAAACGGACGCTAAACCAACAAGATACGTTGAATTTGTAAAATGGGTACAGAAAGAAATGGTCAAGAAAATTAAAGAAAATATAGACTCTAGTAAGTAAACTCTAATATATCTCCCTCACTCACAGAATATTTTCCAGCAGGAACCTCCAAAACTTTATTAGCAATTCCATAGTAAGAGGTACATTTAGTTTTATTACAGGGTGTACAATTTCTATGTACTTTAGTAACTTTATTATTAATGATAAAAACTATATCTAAAGATATTAAACAATCTTTCATCCAGAAAGAACGTTCCCCGATTTCTGGAAAAAGAAATAACATCCCACCATCTATTTTTTCACGCCCCATCATCCCAGTACTGATAGCTGTAGGGTTGGACATAATTTCTAATGGAAGCTCTTTATTATCTAAAATAACATTCATACTATTATAAATATCAAAATGAATAAAGAAATAAACAAAGAAACAAGAAAACAAATAAAAGAGTTGCAAGAAACTATCTTGGACTTAAAAGTTGAGGTTGAGGTAACACCAAATCAAATCAGGCGTTTACAACAACAATTAGATAAATTATTAGCAAAATTAGATAAAGATGACGATAAAGACTAAAATAGAATATATCTGGTTAGATGGAAATAAACCAGACCAAACACTAAGAAGTAAAACTAAAATTGTAGAATTAGAAAGTACTATTAGGGTAGTTAACCCAGAAGATTTACCCGAATGGTCATTCGACGGCAGTTCAACCCAACAAGCTGTGGGTAATAATTCGGACTGTATCCTAAGACCAGTAAGAGTTTACCCAGACCCACAAAGAGTGGGGTCTTATCTTGCTTTGTGTGAGGTATTAAATGAAAATGGTGTTTCCCATAATAGTAATGAAAGAGTACAATTAGAAGAGTACGACACTCATAGACACAGAGAAGGTTGGTGGTTTGGGTTTGAGCAAGAGTATGTCTTAATGAAAGATGGTAAACCACTAGGATTCCCAAAGGAAGGGTATCCAGAACCCCAAGGAAAATACTATTGTGGTGTTGGTACCGATAGAGTAATAGGTAGAGAAATTGTGGAACAACATTTAGATGCTTGTATGAATATTGGATTAGATATTACCGGGGTGAATGCAGAGGTAATGTTAGGTCAATGGGAGTATCAATTATTCGGTAAAGGAGCTTTAAAAGTAGCGGACGATTTATGGGTTAGTAGGTATCTTTTATATAGAATCACAGAAAATCATGGAGTGACGGTTGACCTTCACCCAAAACCAGTAACTGGTGATTGGAATGGTTCAGGTATGCATGTAAATTTCTCATCTAGAGAAATGAGAGAAGTTGGAGGTAAAGACTTAATAGAGGGTATTTGTGATACATTATCATTTTACCACGAGGACCACATAAACAACTATGGTAGTGATAATGAAAAAAGATTAACTGGTTTACACGAAACACAAGCTATAGATAGATTTAGTTATGGTGTATCTGATAGAGGTGCTAGTATTAGAATCCCAGTATCTACCGTAAAAAATAATTGGAAAGGTTACATAGAGGATAGAAGACCAGCGAGTAACGGTGACCCATATAAAATTATAAAAAGATTATTGGAAACTTTACAATTTAAACCACAACTAGTAGAATAGTTTAAAAATAATTATTATATTTGTGGTATGAAAAGTCCTAACATTAAAAAAGATGCTGATTTTGTACTAAAAGTACTAAACAATCCACTTAACCAAGAAATTCATAGACCAGCTTTAAAAAAGTTAATTCACAATTTTGAAAATAAATGGAATGATTTATTAGGACCTGGAGTAGCAGATTTTTATATTAACCTTTTAACTAAAAAATACAAAAATGCCATATAATATAATAAAAGAAATGATGGACCCTAAAACAGGCAAAAAGTCCTTCATATTATTAACTGACGGACTATCCCAAATATGGGACGTGAAAAACGAAAAAGAAGCTCAAAGAATAGCTACGATGATGACTGAAAATTCAGATAGTGGTTGGGTTTATAAAATTAGAAAAACTTGTAACCCTAAATAAAAATGTTGAAGAAAAATACCCATAAATATAAGTTTAACAGGAGAAGAGCTCTGGAATGTAAATTTGTGGAAAAAAGTAAAAATAACCCTGGTTATCTAAAATATATGGTAACTATTGGTGAAAAAGACGGAACCAAACACACCCAACCAGCCTACGGTAAAGATATGCAAGACGCATTATCTAGATTAATAAATAAAGAACGAACAGTTAAGGTAGAAAAAAAACTGGAGTCTAACACAGGACTGATATTTCTAATATGGTTGATAGCCATGGGAACACCAGCATTTTTTGTTGAACACCACACCCCTTGGTTCTTAGTCTACACTATGGGCTCTATATTTGTACTAATGATGGTAGCAATATGGTGGTATAGTTATGTAAATAAAGGAGAATGATATTAGACCCTCTAGAAAAAAACGCAGCATTTAGATTAGCTTATGAATTTATAGTAAGTTCTATGGAAGAAGGTGAGGAATATGAAAATCTTGAATTTGTCAATAAAGACTTACCCCACAAAACAATAGATAAACTAATCACCTTCTTTGAAAAAACAGAAGAGTACGAAAAATGCTCAACCCTCAAAAAAATAAAACAAGGAAGACTTTCCGACTACTCCAAATATAACTTGTAATTACTTTATATTTATAGTAGATGACTATGAATATGTTAAACGAACAGGTAAATAAAAGAGTTGTATACGAGGATGATAAATATGAACTCGTATTACCTTATAATATTGCATCTATTTGTTCTATAGCACCCCAATGGTGTAAGGATGAAAAAATTAAAGAAGCTACCGTAAACGCGTTTAAAAGTGGTGGGGTAACCTATATAATCATAGAAAAGGATAAAAACAAAGCAGGGATAGTCCACGACACCAAAAGTAAAATACCTTTAAGATTTGGTGGGGAATATGCTCTTTTTGACCCACTTAGAGACTCAGCGTTAAATATAAATTGGTACCAGAAAAAAGAAGCAAAAGAATTCTTTAGTGACAAACCCGCACTAATAGAAAAACTAAACATACCTTACTCCCTCAAAGAAAGATTAAAATTTGAAATGCCTTTTACTGAAAAGGAAATGAAACAATTTTCAGAAAAGAATGATTTTGCAAAAGCAGTTTATGATGAGATAAGAGGTGAGAAAGGACAAAATCTGGACTGGGAAAAGTTTGAAGGTAACGACAACACTACAGTATCTACTGATAGTTGGTTTTTTGATAATATGAATAACGATGAAATAGGAATCATGCCTGATGGAGAAGGAATCTTAATAATCGCCAACGACGAAACTTTTAAAGATAAGTTTTTAGATTTAAGTGAGGATGATGACTGGGCATATAACGCAGCTATGGGTTACCGTGGTTATTATGATGATTGTGAGGAAATGGATACCGAGGAATTAAACTATATGAACGGTTATTTAACCCCAGAAAACCGTGGACGATTACAAAATCTTAGAGAGTTAGTGGGAGAACCAAAATTTACAGAACAGGAATTACAACACGATGAAGGAAATGTGTATGATTTCCTGGAAAAGTATTTTCCAGTAGAAGCAGATGATATGGCTGATGAGTGGTTAAGTAGTTTAGGTTGTGCAGTTTGGAGAAGTAGAGCACAAGCTACTAAAGACGAGATAGATGAAGCAAAAGTATTTGACTATGATGAAAGAGGGAGAAACACCGAAATGTATATAACATGGAAACAATTATTACAAGTTATTGGTACAAAGAGTGTTGAAAATTTTGCTGATTTGGGTGAAATAGAGTTAAATGGGTTACCTAATTTATATGATGGTTGGTATGATGCGTGGGATGTAGATGATGAAGGAAGTAATGATATGAATGCAGCTTTTAAAAACATGTTGGATAATATAGAAGAAGATGGGGTAAACACGATTATGGACAGAGTTAAAAGAAGAGAAAGTTTTCTTAAAACAATTAATGAACTAGGATTTAAAAGAGCAACGGGATGGAACCCAGGATTCTCAAACAGAACAGATGTACACCGTTGGACACGTAGTAGACCTGAAAATGGAGAAAAATATTTAGACATACTAGTCGGAAATTATGACGCCAAAGAAGAAACAGTATCTTTTAAGGACGAAAGTGAAAACTCAACCAATAAGGGGAGAATGGACAATGTTAAATTAGAAGATTTCCTAGAGTACGTAACCAACCCAAGACTACCATTTAATCAAGAAGAAAAAGAAGTTAATGAAAACTACACAAATAGAATTATTAATAATATTATTAATAATATAATCACAGAAAATGTACGTAAGTAAAACAAGAAGTATTCTCAAAGCAGTTAGTTGGAGAATCGTAGGGACATTGGATACAATGGCTCTAGGATGGATAATAACTGGCAACCCAGTAATGGGTTTAAAAATTGGTGCGTTAGAACTATGCACCAAGTTCTTACTATATTATATCCATGAAAGAATCTGGGTAAAATCCCAATGGGGTACAAAAAAGAAAAAATTCTAATATATATTTTGTTATTCTAAAAAAATTGTTTATCTTTGTTCTATGATTGAAAAAATAGTACAAATATTAGGAATGGGTTGGGTTATACTGTGTGTTGGATGTATAACTTGGACTATAGCAGAATACATTCACTTAAAATTTAAAAAACCAAGAATATGATTTTAGAAGATATAACTATAATATTAACAACAATATGGATTGTTATTTGTTTAGTTGGTATACCATGGGGTATGATAACTTATTTTAAAGATAAAAAATACGGCCACCAATTATATGACCCATTTGAAAAAAAAGAAAAATGAAAGTGATAATATGGATAGAAGAGGACCAATTAGATGACCTCATGAAAGGTAAGACTGTGGATTATTGGGTGAGAGAACCAGGAATTTTTGAGAACACAATCCAAATTACAGTAGATGTTGATACGTACCAAAAATTAAAAGATAATAGAACAGATGATAGACCAGATACAACCGAGTAAATTATTATTTTTAGATATTGAAACTTGTGGTTCCTATGCGACAATAGAAGAACTAGAAGAGAGAAATGGTATTTTATATAACCTATGGAATAAAATGGGTGACTCTTATTTTAGAAGACATTACCCAGAGGATGAAAGAATGTCAGACGGTGAATTATTTAAAAAATACTCAGGTTTATTACCGGAGTTTGGTAGGGTTGTTTGTGTAAGTGCGGGATTCATAACCGGAGACGAAAGAAAAATACAGTCATTCACCAAAGGAGGGGAGGAAGATATTTTAAAAGAAACAGTTAATCTTTTGAATAGAGTACATAAACTAAGGTTTTCTTTGTGTGGACACAATATAAAAACATTTGATTTACCATATCTAGGTAAAAGAATGTTAATAAATAAAATAAAACCTTCCCCTATAATGCCGTCCTATGACACAAAACCATGGGAGATAAAAGCTCTGGACACTAAAGAGTTATGGAACTTCGGTTCTTATAAAGGTTTATCCGCATTACATCTAGTGTGTAGTGTTTTGGGTCTAGACACCCCAAAGGATGGAAAAGTAGATGGTTCTAACATCCATAAAAGTTATTATGTGGATAATAACATTTCAGAAATTAAAGAATATTGTGAAAAAGATGTGAATGCATTGATGGATATAGTTTCTCACGTAAAATCTCTATAAATTCTTTCTAATTAACATATATTTATAATAAAACAGATTTAAACATGGCCTTTAACTTTAAGGAAATCTTAACTAATTTAATTATTGAGGATAGTCGTTACGATGTTCTCATGAAAAAGTACACCGAACCAAAAAAGAAGGGTAAGAAAGCTCAAATGGAGAAAGACTTTCTAATAGACCTTATGCAAGCAGACCCAACCACTAAGGGTGATTTTGAGGGAGATAGGGATGTTAGAGATGTTAAGAAAGTTGGAGCTTACACTAATTGGATAATTAAACAATGGTTAGGTTTACAACAGGAAGCAGACAAAGAATATGCTTATGGAAGTAATGAATGGGGTGTAGCCTTGGAAAGACTACAAAATTTATTTATGGAGGACCTTTATAAGGTTACGGAAGATTTAGAAAAATTCCATTACCTTAAAAAGACAAAAAAATATAAAGGAGAAAAAGATATTGGACAAATAAAGTCCGTAGCAGATTTATATGATAATGTAAAAGATTACCAAGTTAGTAAGGATGAGATAACTAAGACTAAAGCAGAAAGACTAAGAGATGATGTTGATAAAGTTTATGAAGATGATAAATGGTTAATCTTAGTACCTAAATCTAAAGAAGCTTCTTGTCACTACGGAGGTGGACAAACTAGGTGGTGTACAGCATCAAAAACATCTAATTACTATGACCATTATTCAAAACAAGGTCCATTATATATGATGATGTATAAAGAAGATGCGGGTAAATCTCCATCTGAAAGTAGAAGTCATCAGTTCCACTTTGAAAGTAATTCATTTTATAATGCAGAGGATAGAAGTATTGAGTTAGGTCCGTTCTTTGCTACATACCCTGAACTTAAACCATTCTTTAAAGAAAAGTTTGCGAAGTTTATGGGTAAAGATTATGGTAAACAAGTACAATTAAGATACCCTAACGACACAGCGTCTAAATATATTTCTATTTA